GCATTGTTGTCTCCAGTTAGGGGTGCTTCTGATTCTTTAGTGCTACAATGGTATCATCTTGAATACCAAGCGTAGCACGAAGATCATCAATGTGTCGGCAAAGAATCTCTGCAGACTCCTTATCAAGATAAGGATTGTCCGCAATCACCATCTTGCAAAGCCTATCAAGATACTTACCCGAAACAACAACCCCGCCAAGATTCTTGGCAACAACCTTGTTATCCATTGTTCATCTCCTTTAAAGATTCTTGTTCTCTTCAGCACACCAAAGAAGGGTATATACCCCAAAGATTCCAAGCAAAGCCACACCAATCAGAAGAAAGGTAGACATATTATTTCTCCAGTTAGATGGTGATATTGGTCCACTTAATGTTAGCCTGATCGTTGTTATGCTTCTTCAGATTCTCAATCAGATCCTTCTGATTAGCAATCACAGCCCTCTGTGCCTCAATCACCTTGGTGTTAGACACATCCAGATCGTACAGATTCTGGACAAACTTAGCCATTGCACGACTAACAACAATGTCCATATTAGGATTGGACATAAGCGCAGTCTTGATCTTCTCAACCAAGTATCCCGTGTTATCAGTAGACATGTTATTCCTTTCCAAAAGTAGGGACAGACTTGACGATGACGGGCATAGTGAAGGTACGATACTCCACATAGTCATGGCCTTCATTGTCCACGCAATCCATGTGTTCCGTAGCCTCCACCACAAACTCATTAGACTTCTTGCCACTAGTAACCTTCAGGGTCACATAGTCCGTGACATGGCCGGGGATAGTCCACCGATAGGCTTCTTCAATCACATTCTTGATAGCCTCCACACTTTCCACGGCATCGTCATGGATAGCGCACAGCAGGGCATAGGGCTTATCCGCAGAGTCCTGAATCAAAGCGATGGTTGCCATTGTCTCAAACCTTTCTCGGCATAGCCGGATTAGAAACCTTCTCCGTTGGTATTCATGGTGGCCCATCCATCCATGAAGCAAAGGCGAACACGGGTAAGTTCCCTGCGATTGTATGTATTAGTTTGCTTGTTATACTGCATTGGCAAACCATGAGCAGCATCCTTCACAAACTTGATTGCGGCATTCCGGGTATCAAAGGTAACTTGATTACCCGCCATGAAACCCTCATTGCCAGAGATACGAACCGTTGTCTTACCATCATGCGCGGTATACAGAACAAGCGTATCCCCCGCAAAGAAAGCATTGGCAACAGCATCGGAACCAACACAAACAGATTCGGAAACCTTCATTGTCTCATACCTTTCCCGGCATAGCCGGATATGGGATTCATTCGGACTAATGGGAATAGCATAGGTTTCCCTACGCTATCCCGTTGGGTTGTAACACAACGACACTGGGCGGGGTGGAATGGTCTAGCCGCGCACCCCTAGTTGGAAAGGCATACCATAGGTTTCCCTATGGCATACCAAAGTTTAGTTCTCCTCGGAACCAACCAACACATATTGTTCCGGGGTAGCATTGTCCGCAAACTGGTGGAAGTAATCCTTGACATGCTCATAGGCAATGTCATCAATGAATGCGTCATCAAAGGTAGGCGCATTAGCATCGGCCACCAAGTAACCCTGCAAAGTTTCAAACCACATAGTTCCCACCTCATTGTTGCGGGTATCCCTATGCGTCCGATTGAACTTGCAGACGAGAACCTTGCCACGGTAAGTGTGCGTAGTCATTGTTTGCCTCCGGTTAGATGGCCATCAGAATGGCAGCGGGAACAACCTCCGGGATACGCTTCACGGAGATAGTTTCCTTGTCAAACTTGACGATACATCCTGCAGCCAATTCCCGTGCAGGATCTTTGGATACATACATGCCCGGACGATCCTTGCAGATACGATCCGCATGGCGGATACCGTATGCCTTGCAAAGAGCAGCCATGCAGTTCGCATAGGAACTGCCTGATACCTTGCAGAGATAGTCCGCAGCAATAGCAGCGTCTGCCATAGTTCCAGTCTGCATTGCACGGCGGACATACATCTCAAGCACGTTCTTCTGGAAAGCCTGCATTGGGGTTCTTTCGGATTGATGGCGAGCGGATAGACGCTAGAGCATCCCCCGCAGGGGATACCCTAGCGTCCATCCCCCTGCGGGGATAGACGGCCCGATTAGATATCGAGCGTGGCGAGGATATCGGACGGGATATCCTTGCGGCGAACCTGCGGAGCAGACGATGCCGTCTCCCAAGTTTCGTAGGGATACAGACCCTGCAGGTACTCCGTGCAAAGAGTCTGGAACACTTCAGCCGCCGGATGGGCTTCGATACCCTCCGTGGCATTGCCACGCCACCGGAAAGCATCCGCCGGGATACCTGCCTTGGCAAGCAGGATAGGCAGCATGAAGTACTTGGACGCACAATCCTTGCCGTACATAAATGCCACCTTCTCCATCAGGGCAGCAAACTTTCGGCAATCCACCTTCCCCGTAGCCGTCCGACCCTTGCCGCTAGCGAGAGTGTCCGAGAAAGCAGCGGACAAGTTGCAGGCGGAAGCAACGCGAACGAAAGTAGCACGGTCGATAGACATGATTCAGTCTCCGTAAACTTGAGTTCCGATTGTCCACGGTGGACGGATCGGCTAGAACCCTCCGCATAGTTCAGGGGCCATTTATATGGGCCACGGTACTGCGGTACTTATCGGATATAGACCCTATACTGGTCGCACCGATAACTCATGGCGTCCGTGGCATTGGCTGGCCCTAACGATTGCGGAGAGTCCTAGCCGATACCCTGCGGAAAGAAAGCAGGGTATCGGAATTAATTATTGTTTCATGGGTGGAACGTGCTACCGTTCCCGTCCATGCGTTCCCGTTAGTCATCCGGGATACGCGCACTACCTTACCCCATCCAAGGGGTGGCAGGTATTACGGTTCGATTCGCTTGCGCGAATCACTCGTTTCATCGTTCCGGTTTCGTTCCCGTTAGGCTAGGCGTACTTCCCGCGACCCCCTTTCAGGGGTCCGGCTTGCTACGTTGGCTTCCCCATGGAAACCTAGCGTACTTGGGATCGGGCATTCGATGATTCGCTAGAACCAGTTTCCACTTTCCCCATGGGGGACGCGGGAAACGCAAACGTTTGACTTGTTAAAGAGGGCGGGTCGCTCCGCCACTGGTAGACGCGCATAGCCGGGAATGTTCAGACCCTCCGGCGCCAAAGTCCGATAACCTTGGGGCGCCGCGCTAGGTCCGATAACCATGTCCCGAGTTACCGGACCCTCCGGGGGTAGCGGGGGGCAAGGGTAAGGTACCTACGGGGGATAATCTTTTATTAATTTTTTACCCCTAAGTCGATTTCTTAGGAATCGCTTATGGGGCCTTGGCTCTCCTTGGTGCCCCTTGGACCCATTGGATTCTTAGGAAGCGTTCCTGAGGCATCGTAGGGCCAGCAGGAACAGGCGTAGCTAAGGGAGCTCCCCCGGCAGTGAGCGGGGAGGGAGCAACTACCGAAATCGACAAGGGACCTACCCGGCAAGACCGGGGGGAGGTTGACCAGTGATACGCATAATACCTAGGTCCATGTTTCCATGGGACCTAGGTTGGATAATTTATTGTGATTTTAACTAGAGAGATACCTAGGGGACTAAGCTATATCCATAGTAATAAAACCTAAACTAAAACCTATAGGAATTTCCTAGGTGCCTAGGAGAGTAGCTTAGCTACTCCCCTAGGTTAACCTAGGTATATCTATAGTACTATATCTATAGCCCCATCTATTCGGCATGTCATTGATCTAGGAGATCCCCTAGTTCACCTGACACTCCTGTATTGGGACTAGTCGAATTAAACATCTGACTGGTCGTACCCCTAGATGTTGCGGTTCTCTTAGGTACTACCACTCTCTCTGGTGGTAGAGGGAACTGCTTGGTCATCTGCTTAGCAGCCTCGTATTGCGAAGCCTCCTTGGCAAAGTTCCTTGGAGTAGGCTGATAATCGTTGGGGTCCATTGGTTGATAAGTACCAGCACTAGCATTCTGCTTCATGTAGGGATATGGCTTTCTGTGGATAAGATCCAAATAAGTTCCTACGGCAGACTGTTGTTCTATGGCCCCCATGTCCTGTAGGACACGGATGGGAATAGCAGCCTGACTACGATTAACTATATCTGAAACACCCAATAGACCACTAGCTGCCTTAAGTCTCTTACCCATGTCAGAATCACTACCCACCAATGTCTTGGTGTTATTGTAGATATCTGATAGGGCACCTTCGCCAGCAGAGGCACCTGCGGGTAGTCCGGGAATCCCGTAGTACTTATAGGTTCCACCGTTGAGAGCAGAAGCTCCAGCCAGACCAGCTTCCAAGAATCCATTCCATGTTCCCATGAATGGGGTTCTTGCAGCACCACGAATCATGAACTCACTTGGACGATCTTCCAGTTCCTGTAGGATATCCTTGTGGTCACGCCCTGCTAGATATTCCTTAAGGTAACTGGTTAGGGCATCCACCGCCATGTACAGGAAGATACCGCCAGCAAGGTACTTGATGGTACTCTTGCTACCGTAACCCATAATCACATTATCCTGATATGAACGAGTAAAGGAACTCAAGGCATACCATAGACGCCCAAGAGCGCTTCTGGATTCAAGGTCTGTCTGTCGGTTTAACCCACGGACTTCGCTTGCTACTTCCTTGGTAATTCTGTCCTCTAACATAAATTGATAATTGGATAAGGCATTACCCAGAACCTCTGGGTCTACTTCCTTAGAGCCTTCTCGGGCAACCTGATCAGCCAGATCCCAAAGGAGGTTCATATTGACACGGCCCTTGTCATGCTTGACTTTGGTCATGGCCCACTTAAAGGCCTTGACAGTCTCTGCATCACCGAAGCCATACTTGAGGAACATCATGGCATCATGCTGATCCATACCGAAGCCACTCTCTCTGGCAACACCAGCAAAGCGCTTCCACAGCTTAACCTGTTGGGCCTGATCCTTGCTAGCAGCCTTGTTAAGCTCAGCCAGCTCAGCAGCAACCGTTGGGTCTTCTAGTCTAGTGATTAGCTTTTCCACACTACCGTTTTCAAAGTAATGCCAGATAGACCGTTGCATTCTCACCTTACCCAGTACACGCACAGCTTGTGTCTGAGCCGACAGTGAGCCTAGGGCTTGCATACCTTCGGCAGCACCCTCACCAATGGTCACCAGAGTTTCCCCTAGTCCATTGGCATTACGGATATTCTGAGCAACCTTTGCAAAACGAGTGCCCATTCTGGAATCTGTAGTGAGTGTACCATAACCAGTCTCACCCATAAATCGGTTTGATAGGTCTGTCTTGAAAGCTTCAAGCACAAAGGTCATATCACCCAGTTCAGACATAAGCATCTTGTTCTTGGAGATTCTATAATCACCAACCACATAGCGCAGTGCTTCAAAGATATTCTTTGGCATTGTATAGAACTCTGGGGAGTGCTTAACAAGTTCCTGAAGAATTTCTGTAAATTGTGATACACCATAGCCAACAGAGAACTTGAATCGAATAGCAGCATTAGCAGCTCTTGAACCTAGTGGTCCCTTGTTTGCAAAGAAGGGTAGGGTTTCAGCACCAGCTCGGAACTCTTCCTGCAGTCTCTTGATACCATTGTTGATATCTTGATGTGCACTATCTAGTTGCTTACTGGTCCACCCACTATCTACTGCAATCTTAGAAATATCATCTTGTGCTCTTTTAGCAACTCTGCTAGTAACCTTATCCCAAGTGATGCCTTTGGTTCCCATTACTCTGTCTAGTTCCTGTTGGAAGCTCAAATCAAAGTATCTTCCCTTTACCCAGTGGAAGTATGCTTCAGCCAGATTGGTTCTCAATAGCTTGGCCAGCATTGGGTCAGATAACATCTCTTCGGGAGTAAGGCCGGGTACTGTAATACCACTTCGACCATTCTCATCAATCTTAAACATGGATCGAACAAGACCATAGCTGTCATCCGTATAAGGAGCCTTCTTGGTCTTGTAGGCAAACATCTCTTCCATCTCTCGCTGAATCAGGTTCTTGTTACCAAGACGCTCACGCCAATCAATGGTGTAATGAGCAGTGTTACCCTTTACAGCTTCTGTATACTTTGCCTTGTCGGCATTGCCTAGGTCTTCAAGAACCTCAGGCAGACGGTATACAGTGTACTCTGTATCTGATTCAAGGATGAAATATTTATTTGGATCTCCCTTACGCAGTAGGTTCTTAAGAATACCCTTGTCACCGCCTGTGCCTTCTTTGGCAATCTTGCTGACTTGCAGCTTGGCTAGGGTATCATTACCGAACATATTGGCGCCTTCGGAATGCTTTAGTTGGCGTTCCTTAGAGAAGAACTCGTATCCACCAGTTTCTTTATTATACTTAACATCAATCCAACCCATGACAATCATTGTGTTTTTGTCAAGGCGTGGATCGTTTAACTTAGTTGCAGTACGGGCAATCACCATAGCATCAATAATCTTTGAGTGCTCTCCGGGTGCAATACGCATCAGAGCTTCGTGATCAAACTGAACAGGGGCATACTTCTTGGGATCAAGAGGCATGCCGTGCTTATCAGTGGTGACCAGTCTACCTGTGGTATTTTCCATGTAGAGGATCTTGTCATTGATTGCTCTGGAGATTTCCAGTAAGTAACCCGCCTTCTTTACTGCTGCTTCAGCATTATGCACACCAACACCTAGCTTGACCATCTCAGCTTTGTTTGGTTGCTCACCCTTACGCAAACAGTCGTAGATATAGGATTGCACAGCTCGCTTGTTAGCACCTCTTAGGGTGGTATCAAAGTCAGAGTATGCTCGTAGGATTCGGGTAATGACTCTTCCTTCGTCCATCTTGATTTGCAACATGGTCTTGAAAGGAGTCTTGCCTACACCCACGACATGTCCTGTCTGTGCTCGGGTATCGTCAGCCCATCGGGAAATAAATGCAATTGAATCATTAAAGCTTCGGATTGTGTTTCCAAGCTGTGATGAACTCTGGGTTGCATTGGCAAGCTTAGCCATCTGCTTACGCCACCATGTAGCATTAGCAGTGTTGTCGCCACCAAACAGATGCCCAACAAAGTTATTTAGTCTCCATGGTCTGGAGGTTGCTGATTCGCTACCATCTACCGCAGCGTCAATCATTTGATCTTCGGTTGTAGGTGGAGTAGGTTCCTCAGGCTTTGCTGGGGTTGTATCTTCTGGTACTACCTTTCCTTCGGCATCTAATACCCTTTCAACTTTAGGTGGTTCTACCTTTTCAGCTTCAGTCAGAGCCGCATCAATAATGGCACGGGTCTGCTTGTTCTTACCGGATAGACGAACATTTCCAGCTTCATCGGCCTTGACAAACTTAACCTCATCTGGAAGCAATGGACGAACAAAGGCTGGTTTGCCTTCTTCGTTCATGGCCTCAGCAGCCTTGTCAAGAACTTCTCTATATGTCAAAGGTTTAATTCCTGCTGGACCTTCAGCAGCCTTTGGTCTAATTCTATCTACGGCGTTAATCTCATCGACCTTCTTCCAGAAGCGTTCCATGATATCTTCGCCAAACATTCTTTTATTTGCTTCAGCAATGAACTGATTGACCTGAACAAAGTCACCCCATGCAGTCTTAAACTTCTCAGTGATTGAGTGACTAACTGAATTGGTACCACTGAAGAAAGCTCTTGCCATCATAGTATTGGCTGCATTAGCGCCGCCATTAGATTCCTCGGCCATCTTAGCAATAGCACGATCATTGGCACTGGCTTCAACTTTGGACTTCCAATAAGCCTTAGTAAAGAGCTTTAGGAAACTACGATCCATACCGTTATTACGGAGTAGCTTTGGATCTTCGTTTACCTTACGCTCTAAAGTCTCTGCTTCAGGTAGCTTTGCAACATCACTCACAGTCTTAGTAGGAGTAGGAACAACAGTACGATCTCCAGCAGGAGTTTCAACTGGTCCCACAGGAGCCTTGGGTGTTTCCACCACAGTCTCTGTAGTAGCCACAGGAACTCCGTCTTCGGTAGAGAATGTTGTTTCGTCCTTAGTAACAACGGTAGGATCTTGCTGCTTCTCCGCAACTTCCTTGGAGATTCGCTTCTTGGTCTTACCAATTACCTTGGGTTCCTTGAGAGGAACAACATTACCACGCTCATCAATAACAGAGTCATATCCCTTTTCCTTCAGTAGCTTAACTACAAAGGCATGCTGATCCTTAACCGTCTTAAGGCTAACGACCTCATCAGGATATTCAATTGCCAGTGCATTGAAGAGACGATCAAGAGCATCCGATGCTTGGGTGAATACACCCTTCATTGAGAATGACTTCTTGATATCCAGCTGTACCGCTGTCTTAGTCATGTTGGTTTCACCACTGGCAACAGCATCGGCCACTGGTTCTGTGTGTACCAACTTAGGAGTTTCCTTTGGTGCTTCAGCTCCAGTATCTACTGTAGCGTGTCCTGTGGGTTCTTCAGTCTTAGGTACAGCAACTGGATCAGCATTCTGTTCCATCTTGGCTGTTTGGTTTATTGTGTCTAAGATTTGATTTCCTGTTTCTACTAGCTTTTCTGCAGGAGGTAGTGCTGGCTCTAGCTCAACCTTAGATTCTTTTTTAACAGCTGCAGGCTTTTCTTTTTCAGCCGCATTAAGCTTTTCCATTGCTTCTTCAATATTAGACATCACCTCTGTTTTTAATTTATTGGTGAGTTTAGTATTAGGATCAAACAGCATACTAGCAGTTTCATCAGTAAGTCCTAATTTCTTTTGAAGACGCTTTTGCATTGACTTAATGCGCTCAGAAACACCAGACTTACCACTAAGACCAAGAAGCTTAGCTGCTTCGTCTAATGTTGGTGGTGCTAATTCTTCTTTACCATCTGCAAGCTTTACTGTTCTATTTATAGTAAGTACTCGCAAAGTTTGCATCTGAGTATCAGTAAACAAAGAAGATTCAGTTTTCTTTAGGAAAAGATCATGAATATCCTGCATTACTTTATAAGCATTAGCATTTAACTGCCGTTGCTTTGTAGTATCAATAGCTTCACTTTTTTTATTTTTCTTAGAAGTTTGCTCAGCGTTTTTAACATCACCTTGGTTTTTATTTTGATCGCGTTGTTCTTTAATTATATTATTCTTTACAGTGCGTCTTATATAATAACCAAGTTGTTGGCTTGTCATGCCGTCTTCAACTTGGGCTAACAAGGCTGCTCTTTCAGGAGAATTAATATCAAAGAAATTAACTAAAGCTTCTTGTAAAGCTTCGCTTGTTATTTCTTTTGAAACACTCTTATTATCTTCAACATATCTCATAAGCTCCGCATCTAGTGTCTTTGCAGTAACAAGCTTAGCTTTTGTTTCAACCATAGCTACCTTTTTAGGAGAAAGCATCTTAGGTTGGACAGGTTCATTAGGTACAACTTGTTGTACCTTTAGAATCCAGTTAGCACCATCATGTTCAATTAGGTCTTTACTAACTGCAATCTGCAGAGCCTGAAGAGCCTTAAAAGGATTAGACTTGCCTAGGTTCATATACTTGACAACTAGAGTTTCTTCTAAACCCATTACATTACGGAGTAGATGCTCAAGTGGCATGGCATTAAAAGTATTCTTATCACCAATAAATTTCTGAAGAACACCAATCATCTCACGCTTCTTAGATACTTCTGGATTAATGCTTCTACGGATGTCTGGATTAGTGCGACTAAAAGTACCATCATTCCAGATAGACTTGATTTGCTCAGGTTCAAAAGCAATGTATACCCGATGGCGTGGACCATCGGCTCTAACTCTGCCTCCACCCATATGAGTAATTCCGTCATGACTTGTGGCTCTTAAAATATCATCTGTTAACTCATGTACAAATTCAGAACCATCTTCAATGTAATGCTCAAATGCATCTAATATATACCTAAAGAACTCTTCGTTAGTTACTTCTGATTCTGTACGATTTTTTAAATATTCTTGAGCAGATTCAACTATTGCATTGTACTCTTCTAAACGAGCTCTACCTTCTTCTGTAGCTAAATCAAAATAGAGTTTTACAGTTTCATTTTGTGATTCATTTGGTTTAAACTTTTTTAATGCAGGAATAAAAGTAGCATCTGTTCTTTCGCCTATAAGTACTACTTTAGCATCCATATCCAGAGGATTTTGAATGCTTAAGTAAACAGGATATACAGAACCCGGTTCTTCATAGCCTCTTCTAGCTGCTCCATTCCTTACTCCGGCATATTCACTAGCAATTTTAGGATTACTAGTGAAATAACCACCCTTACCAAATAACCCAAAATCACCGTCTTTTGTTCTAAAAATTACAAATCCATTATTAGCAGCAGTACCATGATACATAATCAATGGATTACCATCTTTATCCACTACCTTACTATTCCCAAAGTACTGCTTGAACTCTGGCGTATCCCAGACAAGCTTTAGGTCATTCATGCTGAACACACCTTCTTCATACATGCGAAGGATTAGATTCTTCTGCATTGTATCAAAGGCGCGCTGATAATACTTTGTAAGACCAGCCTTATCAAAATGCTCACGGAGTTGTTCCATGATTGGCTTTGATAGATATGGATCTTCCTGAATGCGGCTGATAAGAGCTTCACGCGCTGCGGCTGATAGTGTCATAGCCGATGGAGCAATATCACTCATACCATCTTCTTGCAGCAGTTCCACAAAGGATTCAGCTGTAGTCATTAGGTAGTCGGTAGCATAGTTACCACCATTAAGATTCATGCTGGCAAGGTGGTTGTCCTCATAGGTAGCCGATAGATTGTCATTTAAAGACTTCTCATAAGGTGATCCCTTTTCTTGCTTAGCATTAATATCAAACATTTCATAAGTAAAGAAGTTCTCTCGTTCTTCTTTTGTCATACCAGTTAGAAGCTTGTAAGACATTGATCGTAGCATGTATGCAACGCGGGTTGCAGCTGAGTTGTACTGCGCCTTCTTGTACTCTGAGTAAGCCTCAAAGAACTTAGGAGCATGTACAGTGAAGCGTCCTGCTTCATCAACGATTGGCTTACCGCTTTCTCGGGTAATAGCAAAAGCTGCTAGTGAGGTAGGATCGTTTACCTGCTTGAACAACATCTTATATTCAGCATCAGTAAAAGTTTCTCTAATTACAGCCTTATCAACTTCTGGATGCCGAGCACCCAGACTCTTTGCAATCTCATAGTTAAACTGAGCAACATTCTTTGGTCTTGCTTCTTCTGCCTTTGCAATAGCGCGGAGAAGGCTAGACACAGATACGCTCTGGCGAATGACCTTGTTGTCAACTTCAGTCAGTGCCTTAATTACAGCGTTGGCTCTTTCGTAATACTTGGATTCATCCAGAGCAATGGTTGCATTAAGGATTGCCTTCTCAATGAAAGCAAGAGTCTTACGGACCATTGTGGATTCCACAGGTGTCATTACCTGTGCTGTCTCTGCCAGTACTACATTGGAGAACAATTGAACAAATGACTCTTCAACATTCTGAAGATGGTACTTGCCTAGGTTTTCTGTAAGAGGATCAATTAATTGAATACCCTTACTGGAAAGAGGAGTACCTTCGCGCATGCTGTTGTACAGCTTGAGATTCTCAAGATATACTTCACCACGCATGTCGTTTGAGAAGAGAGCATGTCCAATCTCATGGAGAACTGTATGTGCTCTATTGGATGGTGTAGACTTAGTGTTTAGTGTGAGTACTCTTGTTTTGGCATTGTATTCACCTGCAACATTAACATCGTCCATGTTCTTATATGCATACTCCATCGCAAAACCCTTAAGATCAAAGTTAAGGTGTGATACGGAAGCTAAGATAAGAACACGATCTTCTGCAGTAAGTACACCAGTAACTACGCCTTCGTGGATGTGGTTGTACAGCGCCAGTGCTCGCATCTTGTTTCCCTTAACTAGAGACACAAAACGAGTGTGGTCTTCTTTGATTGCATTGATTCTAGCGACGCGATCAGGAGAGAGTCTATTGACTTTTACTGCTCGCTCAATACGCTTGGTAAGGCTAGAGGTAAAAGGTTCTTCGGCTGCTAAAAGACTTCTCTTAACTTCCTCTGCTGTTTCTGCTGAGACTCTACCAGTGAGAGCTTCTTCTACAACAACAGCATCAACCTTGTCAAGAATTTCTTGTGGAACCTTTGACTTGATTACCTTAGCCTTATCAGGATTCTTAATAACTGCACGGGCTGTCTCTAGGATTTGTCCTGCGGCTTCTTCAGCATTAGCCTTTCGTTCTGCGATTGGCTTTGCTTTGTCATTGGCTACAGTAAGCAGCTCAGGCAGACTGCCCTTTACTTTGGGCTTATCGCCCTTAAGTTCTGCCTTCAGTCTCTTGAATTCAATTGGAGTAAGAGTCTTGCCAATGCGGCGTAAGGCTTCTTTGCGGGAAGCTTCTAACTGCTCAAAGACACGCTCTCGTTCCTTGGGTAGACCCACAGCCTTCTCTTCGGCCCTCTTAGCCGCTTCAAGAACAGCCTGTGTGCGGATCAGCGTTCTTGCTTGATCCTGTGGGGTCATTTGATGATACTCTTCTGTGGAAGAAATCATACGCCCACCTTCTACCTGTGTTCTTCTGGCAACCTCAGTCACCAGCTCAGGTAGGTTACGGATAGTGCGGCTTGGGGCCACACGATTAATATATTGTTCTGTTGTTTCGGATTCATACTTACGAGTGCCCACATCCTCTGGGGTAGCCTCTGCTGCCTCGGGATTCTTAAGCGCTTCTCTGGCCTCGGCTCTATCAGCGTAGCCTTCTGTCTCGGCAGCAAGGCGATCTGGAGTGGGATCAGTCTTCTCAATAATGGCTTCATTACGCACAACATCAACTGGCTTCAGGTCAATGAGACTTCTTTCGTAGTCCTTGATATGAAGCATCTGGAGTGTATTACCTAGTGGCGTATCTTGGAAAGTAAAGCTACGGTCTAGTCTATTGCGCTTGCCTGTTACTGGATCAATGATTAGTCCCTTTAGTCCGTTATCAGTCATGCCTTTTACAGAGCGTAAAAGACCACCACCCAAACCAAATAGACCACCCATCATCACACCGGAATACAGTGCTTCTATTGCTACCTCACCATAATCCATCTCTCTACGAACAGAGGGATTGACATACATGGTAGCAGCACCAAAGGAAATCTCATTGGCTTGTTGATTGTAAGAACCGATTGTTCCTTGAATAGCACCGGAAGCTATGTTAGCTGCAGTCATTGATAAAAGGGTAGTACCTTCCATCCACTGAGGAGCCATACCAAGTGGGAGCTTATAGAGAGTTTCGCCTAGTGTCTTTGCTCCATTAAGGAAGGTCATGGTGCTGCTTGTGGCAACAGCGCTTTCTCCCAGTACAGCAGCTTCACCTAAAGCAGTGGCTCCTACAGCAGCAAAGTTAGCAGGGCTAAAAATTGACGCTGCAGTAGTAACAGCCGCTCCTGTTATAATAGTAGCACCTGTTGGGGTATCCACCATAAAACTAACTAAGCCTGAACCCATGTTCTTTACAAAGTCATAATTAGTTGGCTTATAGGTACCCATTCTCTTTTGGGTATTGGACTCATACATTATATGGCTAATACGCATAAAAGCATGGTCAGCATTTGGTGACTCAGCTACAATATCTGCAGTGATCCCGTTTTCTAGTAAACCCTGCTTAACAATTGGATCAGCAGCAAAATTATCAAACCAATCGTTTGACTTAAAGTTTGGATCATACTCAGTAAGTGTATCAATAATATCCTTATCACCAAGAACATTGACTCCCAAGGTGGAAGCAGCATTAAACACATTGGTTTGCTTATACCAATCCCACCAGTTAAAGCCTAGGTTCTTGTCAGCTTGTGTCTTTGATTCGACATAAGCTTTCTTGTTTGAAATTTCTTGTACTCGCTTCTGGTTCTCTTCTGAGACACCATCAGTCGATAATAGTCCTTTTAGTTCCTGTTCTTCAGCGGCCATGATCTCTGGAGTAATTTCACTAGGAGCAAACATCACTGGCTCTAGTGGCTTATTACCTAGAATCTGACGAAGCAGCATGGCTTGGGAGGATTCTAAGGCCCATCCCAAGCCAACTGCTGCATCGTTTTGCTTACCACCGTTAAGGGTATTAATGAAGTATTCAAGATTTCCATACTCACGGTTATCCGCTACCTTGCGAAGTTCACCATGGGTCCAGTTAATTCCATCGCGTAGGCCAGAGGCATCAAGAACGCGAACATAATCATCACCGACTACTTGGTTGAGCATACCGCCAACCATGTTTACTGGGTTCCACCCCATCTCGCCAAATCCACGAACTTGGATTGACTTTTCGGCTTGGTAGTTCAGCGGCCCGGAAGTAGGCAGCGAAGGTTGGCTTGGAAAGCCTTGTGCAAAATCAAACATTATTACCCTTTCTGGGAGCAATGCGCCATAAATAGGATTACTTCAACAACTTTCTCAATGCATCCACAATGGATGCACGGGTTGTTTTGTAAGTGTGACCAACATATCCATCTGGGTATAAACTCAGATTAAAATATGCTCTCTTTAAGTCAGGTCTCCATGCAGGTGTTGCTGCAAGGAACTCTGCCTCTTCTTTTGTAAGAGGATTGTCAGTGTCTTTAGTTGCTTGATAAAGGCTATTGGAAAATGCCACGCTATCAGAGGAACTAAGTTGAAAAGTATTTGGTTCTAAATTATCAATAGTCTCATGAATGTCAGCAAGTATATCTGACTTATTACTAAGATTTAGGCGAATTTGATATTCTGTTTCTAGCGTAGACCAGCCTGTGCTAATCAACTTCTTTTGACGATCTGTAGTAATGCCTAGGTAATGGAAAGGTGATGGACCCATTGGCTCACCAAAGTCAACCACGGCATTAATAAAATTAAAGAACTTTTCTGGAACTTTAACTTCATTTTTGTTTGGTGGGTTTCTACGGAGAGCGGTTAATGCATCACCACCAAAGACCTTGTTGTACCACGCATAAGGATCTTTGTTGTATTGTTCCATTGTCTGCTGTCTATGAACTTCAATAGCATTCTTTTCAATATCTGCATTGAGGTTATTACCAGCCTGAGTCATGCCCTTGGACAAAGCATCGTCAACAGTCTTAGCAAATCCAAAGAGACCGCCGAGTATTGAAGATGTTCCTTCTATAGCAACATTGGCTATCTTACCGGGAACATAAACAGGGAAACCTAGCTGTTCCTCTGCTTGACGCAGCTGTTCATCAGAGAACCCAGATGTCTGGATTGTCTTAGTAGTATCCTTTACATTCTGAACCAGTTCGTTTTTACGACCAAAAGAATCCTTGCGCTCACGCCGATCAACCCATGGTCTGGTAGAACTGTGTCCGGGTAGGATATACTTCTGAGGAACCTTTGCGATATCATCAGGCATCTTACCGTTGTCGGTATAATAACCAGATAGATCAATAAAGGGAAGGTCTACAAAATCACCGATATCATTCTTTGCCACAAAGGCATTGAAGTCTTCCTGAAACTGCTTCTGCATGTTAGAGGGAAGAGTTGATTGTCTACCTATCTCTGTCAGAGAAATCGTATCTGCTTGTGGTTTTGATGGGAATAGAATATCCCGAGTAGCGTTAATCTGTCTTCGCTTTGCCTGTGACTTACCACGGGGAGAGGCGTCTAGATCAGGAAGCATGGTAGCGTCAATGGCAACAGCCAAGCCACGCTGAGTAGCTTGCTCTGCATCCATAACATAATATGCTGTCTTGTTCTCTGGATCTTCAGGAGCAGGACCAGAGTATACTGTCTTGCCTTGTCGGGCTTGATCAGTAACAAAGTCAAAGAACCTAGGAGAGCTTGGCTTCCAAAGGATTCGTCCTTGCTCTTCACCCTGCATTACAATGTCTTGCGTAGTGTCGGAGTTGGTTTGATTCTGAGCAACAAAGTCTCTCTCTTTTAGAGATGCCTTGTTCTCTTGGAATGTCTTCATTGTTCCTAACACAAAGCCAACAAAGTCTCCTTGTGTCTTTGCTCCACGGGCCACTGCTTGCGTATATAGACGCTGTAGATTTTCTGGGCTAAAGAGCACACGGTTATCCACCGTAGCTGGTCCTCTGCCATTGATATCTGCAACTTCATACATTAACTTCTTTACCTTGCTCAACTGAGGATCACTATCAACCACTTCACGCAGAGCAACACCATTTCGGCTTAAAGAAGCAATAGCTGTCTCTGCATTAACTAGTGGTTGATCAATTAGAATGTTACCAAAAATTGCCTGTGCTTTCTTTGGTAGGTATGGAGTGGTAGTTGCACTAATAACATTCTGAATTTCTTCAGATCGAATATTAAGGCTGTTTCCGTTTGGCATGTCTTGATTGGTTGCAATGGACATATCCAAGTTTCCACGATAAGCACTGCCCAGTCTCTTCAGATTAGAAGAGAACTCAGGGTTCTTATCATTGACTGAGCTAGCATGAATCATTAGAGATGGCATACCATCGCTGCCTTTAGGAATTACACGGCCATTGACTCTACTTGAGATAGAGTAAGTAGCGTCCATATAATCAATACCAGACTTTCCTTTAATGCCCGTAATGGCAATAGGAATGCCACCATTGGTAGCACCAATGAAGTCAAGGCTAGAAGCACCTGTGTCAATGTCAATGGAAATACCGGGCATAAAACCAGTAGTAGGATCAACTTCTAGGGGGAAGTCATCCATGATACGCTTCATGGCTTGCTCTCGCTGCTCTGGTGATGCTACGCTAAACATAGCAAAAGCACCAGACTTTTCCTGAACAGTAGGAGTAGCAGCCAAGGCTAGTCTGTATAGCATAGCCATTGGAGGTAGACTTGCACTGCGATAGCCGTACTCAGGATCATCCTGAACGGCTTGCATTGCTTCCCATCCCTTAACAAATAAATCTTTATCTGCAGTTGGGATGAAAGACCGAGCAGCTTCATAAGCCTGATCTGCAGACATCTCCATGATTTTTGCTTTGGAAGATGTGCTGCCAATGTCTGTAGAGAACCATGCAGTCTGTGCCATGACCTGCTGATGCTTGCTAGGATCTTTAAATGCAGTAGGCCATCCGACTGTCTTTTGTGTGTCTCTGGCTAACTCAGACATGCCTTGTTGTACATGCATCAAGCCGGGATTATAAACATAGGTTGGCGTACCATCGGCCTGAGCACCTAGGTTAACATAATTAGATGAATTAACTTGTTCATGCAGAAGCTTACCAAGTAGAGCAGAACGCTTTGCTGGATCTATAGTACCATCTGCATTTGTATATAGTGCGCTATTGTCTTTGGCTGTAGCCATTACCCGAGCAACGACTGGCATTAGTCCGGGATTCTTTTGCAAGAAGTGAGATAATATAATAGCGTTGTTAGGATTAGCAGTAGTAAAGCCGCTACCTGTAGAATCAGGCTTGAACTTAAAGTCCTGCTTGAGTAGTGGTTCTTCTGGATTAATACCAGCAATTACTTTCAAGATTGCATCAGCTTCTAAATTAAGCTCATCCATTCTTCCAGTTTCTCTGATATTTCCATATATTAAACCACCACTAGATGCTTGTAACTTACGCAGACCATCAATAGATTGGCCAAGAGACTGGTTAGACATTGCTGTGAGGGTATTGATTTGCTCAATAGGCATCCTCTGAATAGCCGCATCACGAAGCATCATTAGCTTCATACGCGCACCTTCTTTGGTAATAACATCAGTACCTAATCCACTCAGACCATTGATCATTCGTTCTGCTATGGAGTCTGGAAACTGTGCTAAGACTTGGCCAGCATACGCAGACATACCTGTGCTCATAGCAGAGCCTTCAGTATTGGCTACATTAGTTAAGATATCTTCGGTTGTCTTGGTAAACTGCTTAGCAGCGGGACTTGCTAAGTAGCTGTTCTTCTGATCTAGTAATACTAGTCCCTGTAGATCATCCCAACTTGCTGCATCAATAGCTTGTAAGTTTAAGAAGTAGCCTTCTTGTCCTTCATGTTTAATTAACAACGAAACTTCTATATTATCAATAACGGCTGTCTTCATTTTAAAGGAGCCATTTGGCTGCACATCAACTCCAATGACAGGAACGCCATTATTCATTGGGATAGGAGCAAGGCCTGTCTGAAATGCAGAAATATTATCTTTTGTAATACCAGCACCAGCCATCCATGCCTTGGACATATCATTGACTTGTTCGGTGTTTTTGTTCACACGCTCAAGTTGATACAGCATTCGATTGGCTGTACGGCTAATATCTCTATCGCTTCCTCTGCTAGTTAGAGCAAGCTTCTGATACTTGAGACCAAGAGTGTTCATGTCTAGGTTTGGATTCAGGAGTAAATCATGATCATCACCTAAAACATTCTTTACTTTGTCAGCATATGTTTGCCGAATGAGATTAGCTTCAGCTTGCATATCTTCGATAAGGGCTGCTTGCTTCTCTCTCTTCTGAGCACCAGCGTTATAGCTTTCGGTGCTAAGCTTACTCTCCAGATCAAAAAGCGCAGTCTGCGCCTGATCTTTGGCATCAACTATACCGTTTTGCTTTGTTTCAATTAGATAGTCTTGAACATTTGTGAATGTCTTCAAGGCTGCATCAAAAGCAAACTCACCGAGCTTGTACCATGCAACATCGCTACTCTCTACTTGAACTTGTGGAGAAGGGAAGTATACTTTACCTTCTTGATATACATTCTGTACTTCAGGGGCAACAAAAGAATTCTTTGGTCCCTGTTCATATATAGTTTGCTGTAGTGGATCTAAGCCTCTCTGGCCTAGTAATTTACTAAGTTCATTTTTAACTTCCGCCATTATTTAAATCTCCAAACATTGTTGGGAACTTTGTCATTGCAGTATAGATTCCTTCAATTAAATCCTTATTAGACTTAATCCGACCAGCGGCAATCTCTCCCTTTAAACCACGGGAAATCTGATCTTCCTTGCTAGCCTCTGGATTGATTGAGAACGCCTCGCCCCAACGATCCATTGGGTAATGACCTGCCTCCAAAAGCTTTGTGGCTTCCATGGCGGACAGTCTTTCCTGACGGGAAATAGAGCTGCGCTGATTAATGATTCTTGTTTCGACTGCATCCTTGATTGGCTTGGTTGCAGTATCTCGTACAATAACCTGCTCAGCAACTGATGGAGTTCCATAGAAATCCTTTGGGAAGATTTGCTTACGGTCTGCAATAGCAAAGCCGGGAACAAACTGACCAGACTGATCGTGTGCGCCAATACGGCCATTGCTGACCGAGGCAACATCAAACAGATTTAGTTGTTCCATACGAAGGAAGTCTGAAGTGTGCTGATCTACAGAGACATCGGGATCAAGGCTTGCGCTATGCACAAAGCGATTGATCTTATCCTGCAGAGACTTGCCGTAGACTTGGCTGGCCTTGCTCATGTTGGCATTGGCAACCACAGTGGAATACTTTGCAAGCTCTGAGCCGAGGACATCATTGGCCCAAGGTGGGGAGTTAGAGATACGATCCCGCAACAGGAACTCCTTGTTGGAGACTCCGTTGACAAGACCTACTTCATTAAGAGTAACATTAATAAAATCACTCTTGGCCCCATCAAGACCACGGGGATGCATCTTTTCATAAGTCTTCCAGTACTCGTTACGAGCATTGTTAGACATGCCATCCAAAGATACCGACTTCTTCCAGTAGTCAAACCGCTTTGCAGCGTGGTCTGGATACATGTCGTTTGCAATCTGAGTTGCATTCTTAATCTTTGAGATATCCTGAGAGTCGATTAACTTCTCATTGCCTGTATCGTTTGTGGAGATATTGCCTTTGGCTTCTGCTGCAATCTTCTGCAGAGATGCAAATAAATTTTTATCTGCCATATTAGCCTCCAATATTCATTGATGGGATAGCAGCATTAAACGCTTGGTTCATAATACCATAGGCCCAGTTGGCTCCACCGCCGCCGGATGTTCCACCGGGCTGTGGTGTAGCTGAGCGACCAGATGGCTTACCATACTGGAGCTGTGCATTGATACCCACTGTAGCACCCTGAATACCTGCCTGAATCAGGCCAGTAGTAAGAGCAGTAGAGGAGTTGTCAGCAATACCGCCAGTGCTAGGGAGGAATACTCCAAGATCTGGGGACATTGAACTATTGCGCTGAGCCAGTCTGGCCTGTTGTTGATTTACGATATCGTTATAAGCACTACGATGGTTTAGCTTTAGAGCTGCCATGTTATTGCCCAGTGCTTCCATGTTCTGGCGAAGCAGTGCTCGGGCTGTGCCGCTATTTGTATTAATATAACGACCATTCATTGCAGAGATAAACTGTGAGTTTACTTCTGCGGTCTGCTTGCTGAGAGTGCTTTTCTGATTGGAGAAGGTCTTGTCCAAGTATAGCTCGGACATGGCTCTTTCCTTGTTTGCTGCCTTCTCAATCTGTGCATTGCGCTCCAAGGATGCTTGGAACTGGCGCATGGTGTTACGATCTTGAGAGGCCTTCTGCCACTCATTCTGGAAGTTCTGGTTACGCTGCTGAATCTCAGCGGCCTGTGCTTGAGCACTTGCTTGGGAAGAAGCACCGAATGCTCCCATGATCCCTGATGCCAATGCCATGCCGCCCATTGCGATTGCTACGCCCATGTTAAGCCTCTTTCTAAAAAGCTGAGTATACTTTCAACGGAATCATTTAGATCCTCAGTGTACACTCGCATAATATTATTTTGATTAAATTGTTTTGACCACTGCTTGAGATACGCATCATGTTCTTGGATAATGGTAGATGGGTTGTACATCTTTGCTAACTCAGGCATGAGCTTGCACTCATCCTTGAATACCTTGTATGTACTGTGCATCTGCGCTAGCTTATCCTTGCGCTCAAGTATTACGATTTTGGAAATTAGAAATTGAGGTATTAACGCTAAGTCAGGAGACCATAGCTTTACTACATGGTTGTCGAGAACCTTTGGCTTTGTTGAGGTAGTCTCAAAATACCCGTTAGGGTTATGTTCGGGTACCAGAGTTTTATCAAAAGGTTTTCCAATGATTGGCAGACCAGCATCCTTGGCTTTCTTCATTACAAAGGAAGTCCCGGTTCTAGGTCCCACACCAGTCACAACAACTATGCTCATCTACGGCCTCTCTTTAGAATTGATCTTGCATTCTTTTTATCTGTAGGATCTTTGCCATTCAACAGAACTGCGCCTGAGATTCTTTCACCAAGAATACCCAAGGCTCTCTTGTTTGACATCCAATCCTTTACCTTTTCCTTGTACTCTTGTTCCTTGCGTACTTCCATCTCCCTAGCGGGGTCAATGGCAAGCGCATCTGTCCAGAAGGATACCGCAGCACTGAGGACATCCACACGGTCATCGTGCTTGAGTGCCCCGCGCTTTGTCTGGATACGGGTAATCTGCATCTGGTTTTCCTTGCTCAGCACTACCTCGGTGTCCATCACCAAGCGATGCTGTGCCATGATAGGCTCAAGGGCATTCACAATACGAACTTCCTTCTGACCGGATACTCGGTACTCTTCAATGGCTACGGGGCCACAGTGTTCACTGATGACTGGCTGCATGATCTTGCCAAACATACCATCACCATAGTTGGACTCGTACCGAATAAGATTAATATTATATCGGTTGACTAACTTGCACACCTGCATTAGCGTAGGAGTATCATAGCCACCTTGGATACCAAGCAACTCATGAATGACCACATAACCGTGGGCAAAGGAGGCAATGCAAATAGCAGTCTCGTCTGCACCTCGGCCTGAGGGGTCAATGAACATGGCAGTCTGGGTATAAGGAACGAACTGAGGTTCAATGTGCATGGGTTCATACACAAGGTCACCCTTCATACCAAATGAAGAGACTCGTCTATTGACATCCTTCTTGGCATGGATAACCTTTATGGGGAATACTTCTGGATCTACATCTAACACAATCAGATCTTCCAGTCTTAGTGGATACTTCTTATTGTCTGCGCTGGTTGTCTTTAGTCGATAGTGCAAGTCAAAGTTAACTGGACCTACCTTTCCCTCTAGTTCTCTCATGCCTTCGGTAGTGAACCGCTCAGGCTGAGTAGACTCATCTGCAGGGAGACCTAGTTCCAGAATATAGGGATCAACATCCTCCACATCCTCGGCATTGTCTAGGTCTGGCATGACGGCGGGGAACTTGATGATCTTGTAGATGCCACCTAGCTTGTTGTACACAGAGTCCTTTGACTGGGGTGTACCAAGGAACTGGATGGTTGCATCCTTAACCTTGTTCTTTACATTCTCCAGCTCAAGGCATCGCTCCCAGAGTTTCTCTCTGGCCTGTGGGGTATCGGAGTTCTCAGGGATCTCAATATCATCACACACAATCTTATCGGCATGGAGACCTGTGATCTGCGAGGTAATGCCTCGGGCAGTCACGGAAAGATCCTGACCAAACTTGGTCCGATTGTGGAGGTTGAATCCAAAGGCTGAGTCCTTGTCTCCCTCCTGTGGCTCCAATGCCTTCATGTAGGGGACTAGGGTAACCACCGCCCGTACCTGAGATACGAACTTGATGGCCTTGTCTGCTGTGGCAGATAATACAAGTATTGTAGTATTGGGGTTCTTCAGGAGAAGCCAAGATACATACGCTGCCATGATGACGGACTTACCATCACCACGACCAGCCTGTAAAATAAAATCAATTGCATTTTCTTGTAGGCGATTAGCCATGGCATATTGCTTGGCAGTAGGTTCACCTAAACCTAAGTACTTAAAACTGAAGTAGAGGTGGTTTCTGAAATCCTCCATCACTTCCTTGGGGGCTTGCATAGGTTTCCTTTCTACGGGGCCTAGAATGCCCTATAAACGATTCTAACCGCTTCAGGCTATCTGGGTAGCCTTGGGCACAGGGAAAGCCCTAGGGAGCAATTAAGCCCCCTAGGGTGATCTTTAAATCTGGGTAGACTTAAACTTGAATGGCATCTTGGCCTTCATAGTATCCTCAAGGGTATTGAGGGTACTGGAAGGGATGCCATCTAGCACCTCCCGGTTGTCGTTTACCACGCCACGAATGACTTGGTATAGTCCGGGGGTACTCTTTGTATCGTCCTTGAGATCGTCCAATAGACGCTCAATAAGACGAGAGTTTAATAAATTGATTAGTTCTGGATTCACTTCTTCTTGAACAACTCAGGAAGCTTACTTACGGGAACGACTGAACCCGCAACATAGCCTACTACGAAGAGCATGAGAGCAAACCAAACTGAACCTAGGAATGATGCCATAATTATTATCCTTCTACTTTCTTATATGCAGCATTGAATGCGGGATCTGAAGCCCGTAGTACTGCAATTGCTTCACGAATTGTTGTGGGGTCTGTTTCATCCTTGGCCTCGGCAAGTACCTTGGCCTGTTGAATCTTCTTCTCTGGGATGAATAGACCTAATGAATAAACAGTTTTTTGAATTAGAGTTCCGACACCTGTGTACCACAACAACACACAGATACCAATGATAGCCAAGGCTATGAAACCATAGCTCAGCATTTCTCCCCACCACGGCGTAATGTCTTTTACATTGCCAACGGCTCCTGCTATGTCAGTAGACTCACCAAGGATATTGTGGGCATGCTTGTGAGCAGTCTTAATATCAGTGGTTTGAATAATAGCCATAGCCTCTTGTTGAATATAGTGATTGCTTGTAGATATCTCTTGTGTGGAAGAACATCCAGCCAAAGCAACCAATGAGAATAGATAACGCATTACTTGGACTCCAGCATTTCTACACGATAGCGTAGTGCCTTGAGATCGCCTATGACGGTTATGATACTCTTTCCATTTTCAATATCAGCCTTTACTAAGTCTTTGGTTATTTCCTTAAGTTGTCTAAGCTCATCTGCATTAGATTCAATCAAGGCTTCTCGCTTACCTAGTTTGACAATCACAGTGACCACACCAATGGTGAGAATAGCCAACTGCATAAACGAAACAAATATTGCAAGGTTATTCTCTGTCATTGTTTACTCCTTAAGCAATACGCATTAAAACAAAATCATGGTTGTGTGTAGCACTTATACTACCATTTCCTAAAGTAACTGTTGTTCCAGTTGCTCCACCATCCCAAATCGTACCCAAAGACAATTTAGTAAATGTACCAGAAGTAACACTATCACCATCAAGTCTTTTTGCTAAAATTTCTGATAAACCTGTAATAGTATCTGGTAGTAAAACAGACACTGTTGCAGTAGTGAGTACAAGTCCAGTTACAGGATCAGATGAAGAATACTTATAGAGGAGTACAATTTTATGGTTAGCAGCTATACTTAAAGTAACAGAGCGTGTGCCGCCAGTTTGTCTTATTGGGAAATACTCTGGAACACCTATTGCAAAACCAGAAGTACTAATAGTAACAGCACTAGCTGTATTTAAAGCCGCCACTTTATAAGAAGTAATCGGCTGCGTTAAATAAGCTTTACGAACTGGTGTATATACTGAAGCTATAGAAACACTGTCATTATAAGTATCTACATAACCCTTAGTAGCAGCATGACCAGATGCAGTGGGTGTTGCAACGCCGCTGATTGTTCCATTTACAACTAGTGGGCCATAAACAGTAGCTGTACTAGTAGTACCACTAGTACCAACAGTTAAACCACCAGCAGTAATAGTAGCCCCACCTGAATCTACAGTCAATGCATTTGTAAGAGTAACGCTACCGTTAGCTGCAATAGTTACTTTAGTAGTGGGTGAAGTACCAGTCTGTATAAACACCGCACCACTGGAAGCAGACGAACCAAAAGTCTGACTTCCTGCGCTATTGACAGCGCCAGCATTAGACATGTATGTACTACTTAGGCCACTAATTCTACTTGCTAATGCAGTTTCTGTAATAATAGCATCACCAGCAATAGCCGCAGTTGTGTTTGTATCATTGGATACTAGATATGCTTTGCGATTAGTAGGAGTACGCATAACAATATCACCAACTCCAACTACACTACCAGCAGTTCCAATACGCTCAATGGAGGTTGTGGCTGCGGCGGCTGTATTACCAAGAGCAATCTTAGCAGCAGCTGTGCTTAGAGCAAGGCTATCACCAAGAGTTACGGCACCACCAAGGGAAGTAGTGTTAGTACCAGTAACAGTCAATGAACCAGAAATACTGGTGTTATCATTGATTGTTGTAGTTCCGCCTGTAGAATCTAAAGTTAGATTACCAGAAGAAGTATCAATTTGATTTGCAGTATTGCTAATACGAATATTACCAAGAGTGGCTTTATTAAATGTAACACTACTATTAGTGGCGATGCTCTGAGGTAGCGTTAGTGTCACTGCTCCGGTTGAAGAGGAGACTGTCATGTCAGAAGACGCTAGGCTTGTAACAGCCTGACCAGTAGCAAGAGTGGTAGCAAAGGAGAGGTTAGCAGAGCCATTAAATGCAGTGCTAGTTCCTGTTACTGCTCCAGTTAAAGTTATTGTACGACCTGTAGCTAGTGTTGTTGCTGTTGCGGCGTTGCCACTAATGCTGCTATCCGTAAAAGCAATATCCTTGGTTGTGCTGCCATCAGTGCGTAACTTTAGTGTACCACTTTGATTCCAAACATCCCCAATAACAGGAGAGTTTGGGGCCACGCCTGAAGGCAAGTTTAGACTTGCAATGCTTGTGGTTGATGCAACTGCGGTTAGCTTTCCACTCATAGCCTGAGTACCATCGCGTAGCACGGTTAAGCCACGCAAATCATTCACTGCCTTAGAGTTAGCTACAGTTGTGGCACTTTGGCTAGTAGTGCTATCAGTTAGATCGACTGCGATAAGACCAGAAGTGTTTGTCAAACCACCTGTTGAAGTGTTTACTTTAACACCACCTAATTGTGTTGGGGTAGCAGTTGGTAAAGATAGTGCACCTGTTGTGAGGTTTAAATTTAGACCACTTGTGCCAACTGCATCAACACTAACTTGACCTCGGGCTGTATTTCCTGCAATTGGGAAAACAACATCTACAACACCATTAGAAATAGAAAGCGTATTACCAAGTCTGATACCACCAAGCTGAGTAGTTGTGGCTGTGGGCAAAGACAGAGCACCTGTTGAGGTGTTTAAACTTAGACCACTTGTACCAACGGCAGCAACCATTACTTGACCAAGGGTAGAGTTTCCAGCAACTGAAGTAACACTAACAGTACCACTAGCAATAGAAAGACCAGTACCAATTTTAATGCCACCAAGTTGAGAAGCTGTGGCGGTGTTAAGAGTAAGATTACCCACACCATTTTCAATTAATAAACCACCAGCGGTTGGTACTTGTACAAGACCTAATGTACTAGCTCCCGCAATAGCTGCAGATACAGAGCGTGATGTACCAAAGTTTCTAACAGTAAGTGTACCAGTAGGAGTTATTCCAGAATCAAGATAAACAGTTACAGTCTTTGGAGAAGCAGCTGTATTTAATATAAAGAATTGTCCTGCTGTTGTAGGAACTGTTATAGTTGGAACATAAGTTCTATTTTGAGAATCAGTTACAATTAACATTTCTCCAGTTGTTGCCGCAAGAGTGCTTAGTGAGAACACATAAGCCTTATTGGGACTAACTGTTGTTCCAGTTGGCCATGTAGTTGTAAAAGTTTGTGGATCAGTAACTGCTTGATTAAACAAACTCATAGCACGGACTAAACCATAGTTAACAGCATCGTTATCTTCTAAGCTAGCACCAGCTCTCATAGTAAGATTAATAATAGGCTTACTACCTACACTATAAGCAGTACCAGTTGATACAATAGAGTTATCAGTAAAGTACTTTTTTGTGACAACATCTTGATTATTAGTAGGATCAGTTACATTGGTAATTGGTTTACCACCTGCGTTTAATATACCAGTAGCTGATAAGTAAACAGAGTTTGTTTGTAGACGAGCATCAATTGGTGTATTAAGATTTACAGTTTTTGTAAAGTCTGTATCTACATAACCCTTAGTAGCAGCATCTGCAGCATCAGTTGGTGTACCTAGACCTGTAATTTTTTGATTACCAAAACCTACAGGTCCTGTAGGTGTAGCCATTTGATCAAGTCTATTTGCACGAATTGCGCCATTAAGATTTGTATTTGAAGTAAAGTTTGTATCTACATAATTCTTAGTAGCAGCGTCTGTTGAAATAGTGGGATCAGCTAAAAGTAGAATCTTTCGGTTGTTAAGACTTACATCTGCTGTAGGAGCCGCTAATTGATCAAGTCTATTATTAGTACGCACCGCACTATTAAAATCTGAAACATTACTAGCTGTAATACTACCACCAGATACGGAAGTCACACGACCATGAGTATCGACAGTGATGCTATTGGGAATACTGGTTGTTGTGGTTGTTCCACTATAACCAGATACTAAAGGTAGGTTACTTGCAGCAAGAGCACCACTAACTGCACTAGCATTAACGCTGGAAATATCTGTTGCTGTTATTGCTCTTTCTTGTGCCCCAGTAATGCGGCCCTTACTGTCTACGGTTACTTGAGTAAGAACTGTAGTACTATCACCATAAACACCAGCCAAGTTGGCTGTAGAATCTGGTAGGTCTGCAACAGAAAGGTTGCGGTGTCCAATAGCAGTAATTCTGCCCTTACTATCTACAGATGCAAATAGCATGTTATTGTTATTGCTACCAGAGCTAGCACCAAAGGATGTAGGTGTGGCTGAATTCAAGCTGTTTGCTACAGGAAGAGCATCTGAAGGCAAGACATAGTTTTGACCAGCCGCTTGTGAAAGCTTTCTTAAAGAAAGAGTACCATCACCAATTATTGCAGCACTAAGTGTGCCTGTTGTTATGTTATTGGCGTTTTGAATTTGACCAAAAGTAGCAGCATCTGTAGATTCTATGCCATCTGCTAGATTTATTAATCTAAGATTGTCAGCATTATAATTACCCGTGTATGTAGGAGGATTATTATCAACGCCAGTTCTATGAATAGTACCGCTTCTAATTGCAGTACCTAAAGTACCAAGATTAATAAGAAAGGTAGATGCATTAAAAGAACCATTTGTAAGGCTGTCGGAAATAAAAGTTCCAAGTTGAGTAAATGCTGGAGAATTAACATCTTTAATATAGTTGTTATTCATCTTTAGATCGCCTTGTCCAAGGAAGGGGCCATCTACAGCATTCTCATCATACTTTAAAATAGACTCATTACGAAACTTTGCTGTCAATTCTTGTACAATATACTTTAACTGATCAAACTGCAGATTTAACTGAGTTGTAGTCAAGCGGGTACCGGGAGCAAAGGTAACAATACTATTGATTGAGGGTGTCTTACGGCGAATATAAACTATATCTGCCTGTCTAACAATACCGTTTACGCTAGAGTAAGAAGCTTGAACAACAGGTATATCTATTTCTCGGCCACTAATTAAAGTGTAAGTTCTAGAATAAGGATAGTCTAAATTATTACTAGTCTTAAGTGGAATGGTACTAAGATCTTTAAATGTTAATACTTTTGTCTGTTCATTGATTGTATACCAATCTTTTGGAAAGATAAACATCTGCCTACGATCAGCAATAGTAAACGCATAAGCACCAAACTTAGTGTCATATCCTGTATCGAAAACACGCTCTACTTCAATCTGATCAATAAGAGGAACATTAGGTAAAAAGTTTAATGTACTTAAATCAAATGTACCCGAAGCAACGGAAGTATTTCCATTACCACTAAAGGTAAGCGTTGTTGTTGCTATATTTAAATTGTCATATGTTGCCATGTATGTCTCCGTTAAGTATCAATTGTTGTATACTTTTGTTTGAACTTTCCTTTGAACTCCATGTTTGTAATATTAACAGGAGTAGGATATTCACTTGTGATTTTAATTACCAAGGAGTCTGAGTATCCAACAATCTTGGAAACAAACTCTCCTTGTTTTTGGAATATCTCCAAAGGAAGAGGATCTTCGTAGACCGTGTAATCTGGTCTTGTTGGGATGTAACTAGTGGTAAACGCTGTTCGACCACGATGAGTTACTTCGATATCATAAGGACCAGTATAGTAATGTCTGAAGATAGCACTACGGATATTCAACACACCATCAATGATGTTATTGTTTTCATCGCGTACAAAGAGAGTACTTAGTTCTACATTCATCTTGTACTTAATACCAATGTAAACATAGTAACCATCAACTGCATAATTTGCGCCAATAACTACAATCTCAGTATAAGGATTACCTGAGCCATCTGTTTTATTTGTTATACTATAAGGCTGAATAGCAACATTGCTAAGATCTTCTTCACTACTGTTTCCATTATTATACCATCCCTTAGATAGCACAACAAAATATTTGTCAATATCTGTAATATCGGTATGTCCGGGAATACGATAAGTAGTCATTGCTGAATAAGGATCATACTTAGCATTATAGTTTACTGACTGACTATCTGAGTTAATAATCTTCATCTTAAACATTCGATCTAGACGAGGAACATAAACATCTTCAGTAATCATGTAGTTGCGATATAAGTAATACTTATAGGTACCACTGCCAGCAGTAGTCTCTCGCTTACTAAGAACATACATATAGTTATTATAGCACTTAAGAGTTTCAATAGACTCTTCTTCAGCAAGAATGTAACGATAAAAAGAGTTTTGAATAACCCGATCACCGCTGAATCTATTGATGTAACCATAGATATGGTTTCGATTGTCATCGTCTACGAACAATAGAGTATCCTGTGAAGGAGCCGTAGCTGCAGTTCTATAGTTCTTTGGTAGATAGCCCATGGCTCCTGTGGATACTTCGGCTGCTGAAGCATATCCCATTGTACCCTTACCTGTAAATAGGAAGAGACGCTGAGAATCAAAGAAGTAAAGTCTAGAGCCAATGAACTGTGGATCAAGAATAGGAGCAGTGCCATAGTATGTTACTGGGGCAATAGCCACATTGGTTGGAGACATCTCTTGACCATTGGCAGTCATTAGTTGGAACTGAATGTTTGCCTTGGTATTGATAAACATATATTCTTCAAAGGGAGTCATACTGGTAATTTCACAGTAGTTATTTGAAGAGACACGAATATCAATAGGATCTGTGGTTACAATGTTTGAAGGATCGTCTAGAAATAGATTCTCATACTCACCCATTTGTGAACAGAAGATAACATCGTCAGCAGAGAACCATAGTCTATCCTTGAAGACAGCGAGGCCAGTGATACTTGGATGTCTAAGAGACTTACGATCTACAGTCTTAAAGATACTAGGACCGGGATTAGTTGTTTTATCTCCGGTTGTTCTAGCCGTCCACTTAATTGGTTCGATCTTCCAGTTTGTGACATTAGAAGCATCAATAGATACTACAATCTTCTGAGGCATTCTTCGATAATCAATGACAGAGTGTTCGTCTGGTGTTCTTACCTTTTGAAGATAAGGGCGTCCTTGGCTTGTTATAAGGGTACGACCAGAACCACTTGTAGTATAGATAACCTTTGAAGAATCATAGTAAAATGTTTTATCTGTAGGATTCCAAGAAACAACTCTATAGAAACCTGAAGTTGTATTTAGATATGGATTAACCATAAAGAAAATTTTACCACGACCATCAATAATATTATTTAAGGTTGTGTCGGGATCATATAATAATCGCAACATTTCCCTAGCTTTATTATCTGTAGTAGCAGTAAGCTTTTCATTATTTGCAAACCAATCGTCTGCTTCTGGTGGTAACTTTATATCTGAGATGTCGTTTACTTTTTGACCAAGATAAGACTTAGCAGGATCAGAATAAAAATAATCCTCTGCTGGAATATAATCAGCACCTGTAATTTCAATTAGATACCCATCTCCTGAATTGGGAGCGGGAGAAAAAGGAACAGTTACTGAGGCTTGTTGATTAGATGCGGTATAAGTAGAAATTACTCTAGTCTGAACAGTACCTGATGTTTTAGATGTGACTTTAATAGTCATTCCATTATAAGTATTATCAATAGGTGATGCAGAAGTACTTAAATGGATGTGATTTACAGTACCATTTGAAGGACTAGAACCAGAAAGATAACCGGGACGCCAACCAAAAAAGATATCATCTCCAGTACCACTTAACGTATCATCACCTTTATCATAAACTCTAATTACTTTAGAAGCCGTATAATAAGTAACTTTGCGACCTTGAACATCGTCATTATCAGTAGCAGTACCACTAAGGTCAAATAACTTTCCAGTGGTATCTGAACTAAAGCCAGCCTTTACATTGGTATTTAATACAACAATGCTTGAACCTAGAGACACAGCCTTAAGAGATTCCTTTGCTGTCTTGTTATTTGGATTGTAAGTTAGATATTCACGGCTTGTGGAAGAAACAACACCAGAAGCGTTAGTTTGAGTTGGTGGAGTCAGGTCTTCCCATGTACCTGTAGGGAACACACGGAAGATATAAAATAACTTTTCTGAATCAGAAGTAGCACTAAAGTCTATGACTACCAAGAAGGTATTATCTTCATTGATGTTATACCAATAGTACCACAGATCATGATTAGCATCTACATTGGCTAATGTATGGAGGTCTAGTCTGGTTGCGGTAGAGCCAATGTCCCATGAAGTAGCATTGGCTGCGGTCTTCTGAGGGACAATCTCAAAGCCGGGACGCTTTTCAAAGTTACGCTCTAGGGATACTAGGGCATTGTCAATGTTCTCTGCTTCGTTGGGCTGGCGTCTATTAGGAGACTGCCGCCCTACGCTGTTGGTCATGTAGACTGGAACTTTAGTTGTATTGAAACCAGCTTGTGGTCCTTTTCTTCGCATTGCCATTAATAACCTCTGGTACTCCAGTACCGAAATCTATTTGGATCACTGAAATAACGAGCACGATAACGACTGTCTCTCCAAAGATTATTGGAAGAGAAGATGTTCTTCTTCTTGTCACTGATATCAGATGATTTATTTTTAATTGAAAAGAGCTGCTCTTGGTAGCCAAGGAATGCATCAGTAACATCATCACCCTGAGTGATGCTCTGGTAGTGACGCATGGCTGTGGTCATAATAGCTCTCTGAGCGGTAGTCTCAAGATTCTCCCAAGGGAGCTTCATAGTAAACTCTAGATAGTAAGGACCACCAGCACTAGTCCAGATATCAGTATCTTGTGTGATATTCCATAAGCGAGCAGGACTAGAGTTGTTTAGAATTCTTGCCTTTATCTGGTCACCGTCTTTAGTGTAGTGAAGAGAGACCAACTCCAAAGCCAGAATACCTTCTTCATCTGCATCAGCAGTAGGAAGAATAATCTTACCATCAGTAGTTAATTCATACTTACGAATAAACTTATTAGATGCAAGACCACGCAGTTGGTAGTCCATGCTTGCTTGTTCAAGTAATGTCTCAGCAATTCCAGTATCAATACCAGATTCGCCTTCTAGGTCAGCAACAAGGTTCTCACCTGAAGCTAGTAACATTTGATTAATTGCTTGTAGCTTAGTAATTAAGCCCATAGTAGCCTCCTATAAAGTAGAAATTAAAAAGAGAAAACCCACCGACCCCCACTTAAGGGGGCCGGGGGTAGATGATTTGATCACCTCCTTATCAATCGGCGTATAAGAATTCGCAGACAGACATGGAGAATAAATTAATCATTAGGCCTGAACATACTCAGCGCCAAAGCCGTTGGCAAAGTTGGTGTTAACGGCCTGACCAGCAACACCAGTATCAGCAGACTTAACGCTAGCACTCTCAAAATGTTCAACAAGCTTAGCGCGTGTAACAGTAGAACCAGAGCCTGAGATGAGTGCGCGGCAAGTTTCTGGACGAATAATACCAGTGCCCTTCATCATGCTTGCTACGGTGAACTGGGTGTTACGGCGGACATCCTGTACGGTGTCAACCTTCATGCCCTGTAGGGATAGACCAGCAATAGCATTGGTCTGGAAGATGATACCATAGAAGCTAAAGGCTGATTCAAAACCCTGATTAGCACCAGAAGCACCAGCAGCGTTAGCAGTAGCAGCACAATTTAGATTGTACTTAGCACTACCAATGTTGTTAGCGGTGATGTTAAGGTTTGTCTTGGGAAGGTGATTGGTCTTCATAATCTTGACACCCATGTAATCAAGAGTATCAGTCAGCTGATTCATACCAACACTGATTGGAGCGCCATTGCTGCCCCAAGTATCGCTAGCGCCAAACAGTGGGTTGTTGGCGTAGTTGTTGAGACCAGTAGAGCTTACGGTTGAAGTTGGACTACGAGGAATACCAAGCGCACGAATGACTTGGAAGACCTTTGGAGTAACAACGCAGTATACATCAGTAACTGGAATGTCGTTCTCTTGGCAAACAACGAGATAGTTTTCAATTTCCTGAAGTAGCTTAAGTGCTTCGGTTTCTGTGCAAGCTGAAGCCTGAACTGAAGTGCTAAGCATAGCTGGAGCTTGGAAAGCTGCAGCAGCAAGACCACGGGCATCAGCGGCAAGCTGAGGAACGGCGCAAGCAGCAGCAAGGCCAATAGCAAGCTGCTTGTCACGGGTACTAGCGAGCTGTAGACCAGCCTGACGGGCTAGCTCAGAACGGTAATCCCACTGAGTAACAAGCATATCAATGTTATCAGTCTCAAAGTGAGCTGCCATTGGACGCTTATCAAGGATAACCTTGAAAGAGCTGCTAGTTGAGCTACCACCGAGAAGTTCTTCACCTGCGTCCCATGAAGCCTGTAGATCAACAGTACCAGTCATTGGGAACTCGTAAGAAAAACCACCAGCAATGCTCTTGGTAGTAATGATGCTCTCAAACATATTGAACTGATCGTATGCGTTAATTACTTCGCCGCTCCATAGTGGGAGCCATAGCTTATTTACTCCTGAGCTATCTGGAGCATCTCCAGCTGCTGTGCGAACTAGTGCAAAATTTGCTGCTGCGATATCTGTACCTGATTGAAATCCCATATGTGTTTCTCCTTAAATAGAAACTTGTTTTTTATTTGAGACTAAGTTTGAAACTCAACCTTTCGATTGTTCAAAAAGAGTCTAGTAGTCGAGCGAAGTCCCATGAAAGCCAGCCATTACCATATGGGGGCTTTGCTTTTCATGGGACTTCAAAAGAAATCCGGTGTCTCGAAAAACGGATTACTTGGGTAGGTTTGTAAAGTCTGTCCGAATCATCCGCTGTTCCACATAAGCGCGGTACTTTGGATTTGATTCAAACATTGGATTGTTTCGTTCAGCAGAGAACTCACGCTTAGTTTGATAAGCAGTGATTCCCTGTTGTGTGGAAGCAAAATTAACTTGAGCCTTTGCAGACTGCTTAGGTTCGTTGGGCTTGCTAGTCTGGGTAGACTTAGCATACTTTGTCTGTAGACCATAGAGGGCTACATCCCAAGAAGGTGAAGCAAGGTTGCGGTTAATTGATTCCTGTTCGGCAGGAGTGAGGTTCTTGGAAGCCCAGACGAACATTTTGTTTAGTTCGTCACGACCGCCAACTAGTTCACTTGCCTTTGTATAAGCCATCTCTAGCTTTGCCTTCTGGCCCTGCATATACTCATTAACAACAAATTCTGGAAGCTTTGTCTTCTCTTGAATTGTCTTAATGGTTTCCTCTGATAGAGCATTGTTAGTAGCGAACTCTACAGTCCACTTCTTCCAGTCTTCTTCAGTGGCAACAGCAGGGGCTGCTGGCGTAGCGGCTTCTGGCTTGTTCTCCGGGATCTTTAGAATCTCAGGAATGCTTGGGACCTCTTCAGCCTTGGGAGCAACTGGGGTTGCCTCTGGCTTGTAGTTGGGATTAGCAACTTCATTGGGGTCCACATACTTCTTCTTGAGATCTGCTACTTCTTGTCGTGACTTAGTATATTCCTTTTGAGCGTTCTTAAGGCTTTCAAACCAAGCACCAGCATCCTTGAAGTTTTCAGGAATCTGCATGCCTTGGTTTCTTACATAAGCGTCAAAGGCAACCTTCTCACGGGCGAGAATAGCATCCTCTGGAGTCGATGTAAGAGATTGTTCCAATGCACCAGCCTGAGTCTGTGAGGATTGTTCAGCTGATACGGGAGTCTCTTCATTCATCATAAATTATTTCTTTCTTTTAGATTTGACCATTTGTTTGGCATCTCTGCCAGTGCGTGAGGTGGTCTTTCCACAAGCGCACTTAAAAGTTTTCTTAGCCATTTGTTACCTCTGTTGGAGGAAAGAATCTAGGAGAACCATTGAGATCATAGATCCACCAAGGTTCGCATAGTTCATCGGCTGCTAGTTCAATAGCTGTATCTGATATAGTCCAAGGCGTAACGCCATCCCACTCAGCTACATTATCGACTGTGTTATTATTTAGATTTATTAAAGCATATCTCATTTGTATTATCCACAGATTGTGTATACGATGCAGTAGCCTACGCCACCTGCACCACCTGCGCCACCTGCGCTAGTACCACGGCCACCGCCGCCACCACCAGAGCCACGGATACCTGCACCGCCTGTACCGCCTGTGGTGCTGCTTCCGCCGCCACCACCGCCGCCAGAACCGAATCCGGTTGCAGTTACGGTTCCTGCACCTCCTGCTCCTCCGGGGGTTCCGACTACACCTGCTGTGCCACCACCGCCGGAACTAGGAACAGTAACGGATGCCCAACTACCCTGACCACCTTGTCCGCCTACGCCACCTGCGCTGGATACAAGTTGTGCTCCACCACCACCACCGCCGGAACCGTTGTATTTACCAACGCGACCGGGGTTTCCAGAGGCAATGCCAGCACCAAAACCACCAGTAATTGTTCCGCCGTCATTTGTTCGGATTACAAGAGTACCGCTACCACCACCACCAACGGCAAAAACCCAGTTATTAAGAGCAGGACCAAACTGAGTCAGTCCTCCTGCTCCACCATTGTTGACAGTTCCTGCTGCTCCGGCTGTACCAGCCGCGCCACAAGTAACTGTTTCAGTTGTATTAAGGCGACTTGCTGGAATCCAAAGTTCGGATACTTGACCAGCACATCCACCTGCACCACCAGATGCTGTGGATGCGCCGCTGCCTCCTGCGCCACCACCAATACAGCGAATGAAAACCATTTGAGCATTGGCTGGCTTTGTCCATGTACCACTGCTTGTGAATTCTTGTGTATTTACTATAATACCAGCAGTAGCTACAGCCGCTAATCCTGAACTAATATCACTAGCAGTATGGGTGTGTACTAAATTCGCTTTACCCGCTAAACCAGAAGTTAAAGCTGTTGGTTTAATAGCATCATCTGCAGCTTGAAGTGCATTACTTGCAGTTTTAACAGCAGAGTCAGCAGCTGTTTTAACATTTGAGATTTCTTCAATAGAAGATTCTAGCAAACGCTGCAGCTTCTTATTTAATAGTAACTGTTGTTGTAGTTTGCTGTTGATGTTCATTATATAAATACTCTATAGGATTATGTGCGGAAATCAAATGAAGTTATTGTTTGTTTGGTGTCCCATTCGTAGATCTCAATGCGTCCTGCAAGTTCTGCGGGAAGATTAGGAGATAAACCAAAGGCAATCTCATCGTTTTCTGTCATGCCAACTGCAACAGGAGTATTTACATCATATACTGCCAGATAACTATCATTGATATTATATCCAATGTTTCCAACCATATTGGCATAATCGCCCTTAGTTACGACAATTCGCATTCCAAAAGAAAAATCAGTTAGGGCTGTAGCTTTGCTTGCAGTATAATAGTCGTTTTCATCCGAACTACCACGCAATGAAGAATATGATGGGCCTTCAGCAAAACGATTATATCGCATTAAACTACCAATGTCGCCGCTTAGGTACATAGTGTTGCCACCAATAGTACCAAATCCGGGATTATTAATATCAGCAAGAGACTGAAGTTCTGCTGCTGGCTTGGCTTCCTTCCAGAATGTAAAAGATTTTAAGTGCATTATTCCACTACTAATATCGGTTGCAAATGTAAGTTGCCCTATGCCTGTAGTATCGTATGCTACTGAATTTGTAGCAGTAGTTGGCGTATCTCCATTGACACACAGAATTGTCTTGCCTGAAGTGTTTGAGTACGACAAGCCCGCTCTTATGTTTGTTCCTTGTCCATACGATAACGATGTGTATGTATCTACAACCGTGGTATTTGCTGCTGTTACTGCGTTGACAAAGAATTTAGCTATACTAACTGCATAACCAAGAGTTGTTCGCGGGGGATCATATGGATTAGCTGATGGAGCAAACCTAAATATACGAGGGTAAATTACAGTAGTAGAGGCGTTTTGATTTCTATAATCAAACGACAAAAGAGCAGTTCCTTCATTCTGCGTGAACCAGCTGGAGAATGAAGTTCCTGTTATAGTCAAAGAATCGGGAGATCGGGTAGCAGGATCGGTAGTGGTCTTGATGTAAGACGATGCCTGAGATCCGTCTTCTACTTGATATCCCCACCACACAAATGTAGCATCGCCACCAGAGTTTGAGACTGTGACATTATGATCTACAGCCGTAGAGCCACTAAGAGTTAGGGTTCTTGTTATTCGTCTAGGAGTAGTTGTTAGAGTTTCAGGGTCGCCAAGACTACTGGCGGCACCATTCCAGTAATTAATAGCCATCGTTGCCGTTCCGGTTTCTGTCCATGCCCAAACTGAAACTGTAATAGGTTTACCAATTGAATTGGTCTTTAGTTCGGCAGGAAGAACCTGATACAGTCCGTTGTTGCCAGTACCAACGATGGTTACCTTATTACCATTTTGGGAACCATCAGGTGCAAAAGTTGTTGTGGACTTACCGTTTTTTGTTACACTTTTAGGCGTAGGGCCGTTAGTGTAAGCAATCCATACCGCGTTGCTCTGATCCTCTGAGTACTTAAACCAGTTCTTCCCTGTTCCTTCAAGGAGAAGGCCAATAGGTTGACCAGCTGTTGAGTATTCAAAACGGGGAACATTAGCTACAGCAGTTGTAACAAGTCCATTTGAAGCAATGTAGGTAGCGTTCGTTCCTGCGCGAGTAAAGTTAAACTTTTCTTTTAGCAGAGTCTCGGTCGTTGATGTAAAATCAAAGTTAAAGTCGGGGTTATTCTCACCATTAATAGGTAGAATACGGTTGCGTTGTGTACGCAACTCAGTAGGAGTTAATGTCCAAGACCTAAAACGATGCATTAGATTGCTCCAATGAAAGCATTATAAGTTACAGCAGTAGAAGCAATAATCTCAACCTTAATAAACTGTACACCAAGAGTGTCAACTAAAAGGGAAGCGCATGAAGAAGTGGCTGAATTATAAATCTTAGCATCTCCAAATGTCTTTGAAATTGTTGCGGCAGCATAAAGAGTACCACCTGCTGTGGCAGTTGAAGTAGTTCCTAGTGCCGAAATAGTTCCTTGAAATAGAACCTGAGGCACATAAACTGCAGTAGCATCTGAAGTCTTAGACCAACCAGTAATTCTAATTGTTGGCGTATTGGCTACTGAGCTAACATAAGGTGCAATCTTAATGTAGTTCAGTGATGAAGCAGGAAGTACAATATATGCAGTTGTTGATGCTGGTACAGTGGTTGTTGCTACTTCTGCAGAAAGCGAAGTACCACTAGTAATTACTGAGGAAGACAGCAGACGCATTGGGTCTTGCACTGTCTTAAGTTGTGTCATTGTGTGTGTATGAATCATTATATATTCCTTTAAGGAAGTTCGGGAGGTCCAATAATTAAATCAGAAGTTAAGATTGTAATTGTATTACTACAAGCTGCAGTATCAAAGCTATTGAATAAAGTAAAACTAAAGTCAGAACCGGGATCAGCATCATAAACAGATATACCTATTGTTAAAGTATCACCAGTTCTAAAATTAGCACCATTAAAAGTACCAATAGGCCATAAAACAAATTCTCCATTATTCTTAGTCCAGTAGATATTTACATCTTGTGGTTTTCTTACTGCTGAGTATTTGAATTGTACTGGCTCTTCTAAATAAGAAAAATAAAAAGAAGGTTTAATTTCTTGAATACCGGGACTATTCACATTGTAGATAGGATCTATAGGACTAAAGTATAAGGTATCTACTGCTGGAATAAACCCATCAATATTTAAAATCCTGTTTCTTTCAGTTCTTAATAATGGTGAAGAAGTATTCCATACTCTATGCCGATGCATGGTTACTTCTTACATCGCTTGTTCTTTGGGCACGATGTCTTAGATTTACCGGGACCACCCCATAAATCCTTACATGCCCAGTATTGTGCGGATAGCTTGTTCTTTGCTGAGTCACACTTATGCCGCGCACGGAAAGACTTACGAGCACCAGCGCTGTAGTTGTTACCATAGCCTGTTGCTCCGTAATGAATAATCTTTTCCTTGCCGTTGGCACAAGCCTTGACCACTCGCTTCTTAGCGGGGTTAGGGGACTTGCGTGGTTGATTGCAAGGCATGCTTGCTTTGTTAACCTTCTTGGCCATTGGAACCTCCTGTAAATGCAGACATATCTGCACCAGAATTCTGTAGTACATTTAGGATACCTTGACCCCCAGTTTGAGCGAGGTCTTGCTGACCAGCGTTCATCATTAGGTTACCCATGGCTCCGGCTGTTGCCTGTCCTGCGGACTGCATCATCTGCTGCTGCATCATCTGCTGCTGCTGTGCTGCCTGTTGAGCCTGAATCTCTTCGGGGCTGCGTACCCAGTTACGAGCATCAAAGCCTAGTGAAGTAATTAATGCTCTAGCATATTCATCCCACTTGAATACTGTATAAGATTCGGGGGGAAGGTTACGCACCATCTCACCCATCTGCATTAGCTTCTGTAGGTCTGTGTCACGGCTGAGTGCCTGTAGACCAGTGATGATACTGACACTGAGAGAACCTTCTGTGTCAAAGAATTGTTCATACATTCTCTGATCTAGTTCTTCATTGTCAATCATTAGGAATACAGTACGCTTAACCAGCGGTTCCATAAGATCACGGGCAATAGCTGAGAAAGCGCCGCCAAGGACGGTCTCTAACTCAGAACCAATCATACGAACTGCGGTTGCAGTTACACGATCACCACTTGGAATAGATGCACTAGACATTAGGAAAGCTTGGCCAATCTCACCACGCATCATTTGCATAGCAGACTGAGCAGTACCTACCTGTGGATTCATTGTCTGTGAAGGAGAGATAGTAAAGACATCTTGAGTTCTTGCAGGAACCCATGCACCATTTGGTAGATCCGCAATGTCATCAACCTCAGTGATACCAGAAGGATCAATACCCATCCAGAATGCTGAGGCTGCTGCCATACCGTCTAACAAAGCGCGAGTGTATCCGTCAAGACTTGACAGATCTCCGAGGATATCTTCGCAATGCGATCTCCCGTAGTTTTCTCCGGGTATGCCATACCACCGTAGAACAGTCACTGGGCATACTTCGTAAACACCACTGGCTAGAGGGTTTCCATCGCTGTCTTCTTTTCGATACTGCCATGTTCCATCCTCCTGCTTTACATATTGACAATAGGTTTTCTTGTATCCAACCTTTGCTGATTCGGGCAGCATGAAGGTCTGACTAATTGCTGTGGGATCTACTAGATCATATTCAACATGAATAATTTCACTTACTTCCCCAGATACGGTACGTTGTACAACATAGTGATCTAAACGGGTGCAACGAAACTTAAAGTCATCCATTTCATGTACTAGGCAATCACCTACTACAACAAGATTCTGAATGGCCTGATAAATTGTTTCTCGTAGATTTGTGCTAGTCAGCTTTCGGTAGACCTGATAACTCATGGTCTCTAGATATTGCTGAATCTCTGCGGTAGGTTCAACACCAGACCGTAGACCAAACTTAAAGAAGGGTGTATCATTCAAGGGCATTAATGCAGAAAGCATTCTACTAGCCAGTGAAGTTACACCTCTTGCACCAACGGATGATGTGGGCTGTACTAATTCCATTTCTTCAGTCCAGCCACTAGGTGGAAGAAGACTTGGAATAGTTAATGCTGAACATAGTCTTGATCGGTATAACTTGGATGTTCGCATTGCATCCAGCATTCGGAAGCGGTCTGCTAATAATGGTGTCATGACCTACCTCCTTACTTTGTTTTAATTCCGTTATATAGGGAAGAATAAAAATCCAATGCCTTAGTATTGGACCCCTGAATAGAACTGGATTGTGTTGCTTCTGTTTGTGCCTGAGCTTCTAGGATTGCTTCCTGCTCGGCCTGTGTAGCTTCTTGAACTGCCGCTTGTTCCTCTGCCTTAGCTTTGGCTCTGTCGGCTTGTTCTCTTGCGACTCTTCGGGTCTCAGCATCTTCTGCTGCCTTTCGTCGCTCTTCTTCTTGTTGCTTTTGGAATTCTCTTTCATCAGCCATCAACTTCTGCTGTTCTTCATAAGTCATTCCACCACTAATTTTAGGACTTCCGCCCATATTAATTGCCTCCTTGCTGTTGCCGTAGCACAGCCTTAAGTTTATTTACGACCTCTATCTGTCCTGCCCTGAAAGCAGCGTTCCTTGTGAAGTACTCACTAAGTTCGTCAGGGTCGTATTCAAGAGGCTTATAAAGACTTTCCAGAACCAATATTAGGTCTGGGTCTATTTTCGGAAATTTTTCTAATTTCATTTTGCATCTCGTCTAGTTGACGATAGATATCCTTGAGTAGTACCTTGACTTCTGGTAGTGGAAGTGGCGAGGCAATCTCAAGCTTTAGTCTCATTTGATCTAACTTAGTTGTCATATATTAAGTTCTTTTCTTAAGTTCTGTAGTGATTTTATTAACACGATCATTCATTGGCTTTAGTATTTTATCTAGCCAAGTCTTTTGTAGATTAGTATCACTATTAAACTTTTCTTGATATAAAGAAGTTACTGTATTAAGTTGAAGTTTTGAAGCTGCTTCATCCCTATACATATAGATTGTTTGTAAACGACGCACTCCTTTAGAATCAGTCACCCAAACATTTCTAGTGTCTTTATTTTTATTAGATGCTTTATTAAAAGCAGTTCTATTAAACAAAGGACTATCGCTGGTGATAAAACCTTTTTGTAAGTCTGAATAACTTTCATCTAAAACAGATTGCAAGTAAGAATTAAAAACTTTTTGTGTAGTTGTGTTTTGCACACCTTCCACATACTTCTTTATTCTTTCTTGTTGCGCCGCATAATCTTCTTTTGCTTTAGTTTCAGCTTCTAGTTTTTGTTCTGTAGTCTTCTTAGCTTCAGTAGCAGCATTAAACACATACAAGGCTGCATTGTTATCCATTGTTTTATCTACAGTAAAACTAACATCTTTTACTTTTTGGTATTCAGTATTATAAACATCAGAATAATTAGAAACCGTTACATCATTAAGCTTTGTTTCTTTAGTGTTTTTTAAAAAAGTATCAACAGTTGGCTGTTGTGCTATAATTGCTTCTGGTGTTAAACCAGTAAGTTTATTCCGTAATAAAGAATAATCTTGTATGTTTGTTTGCAGTGTTCCAAGTTCAGTCTGTAGTTCTGCAGTAGTATGTTTAGGCTTACCCATTTATTATCCCTTGAGATCTATGACCTCACAAGCACCAGCGGTGCATGCCATTGTATGGGAAGATGTTGTTGTGTCTGTCAATTCGTAATGGCTTAGCATCTTGAAGTCTACATCGACATGCTGATATGCAGCATAGGTTTCCTTGGAGATAGCCTCAAAGGGAGCCTGAGCATACACATGGTCGGACTTGGGCAGGAAGGAGATACCGGAGATCTTGTCAAAGTTCTCCCATACCCACTGACCTACTGGCATGAACTCATTATCATCGTAGTTGACGGTGATAGATGGCTTGTGCTGGCAGTAAGACTCCTGATAAGTAAGCCATAGGTTGAGGTGGTCGATTGCCTGTAGTTCATTCTGAGTTAGCGAACCAACTGGAGCAGCCTGAACAAAGGTGAACACCGCAGTCGAAGCGGGGTTCATTACGCAATCTTCCACAGGAACCGCAGCATCACGCATTAGGTGATACAGCGGGTCCTTCTTGTCAATACGAACACGACGATAATAATAATCTGCATAGCGTGGGTGTAGACCTGAGGAAGAACTAGCCAAGCATGAGGTTGTACCCTCTGGCTTGATACAGGTAATTGACTTACTTGGATTAATTCCTAGTGTCTGTGCCCAATCTAGGTTAGTCTTGATTGCAGTCTCACGGAGATTCTCAAGGACATGCTTTAGCTTACCATGACCAAGGATACCTGACATAAGCTTGTTGTCGAAGATGCCTGTCATTGATACACCAAGCAGTCTTTCCTCTTCACAGTTCTTTACCCAAGAAGGATCTTGAGCAAGATATGGGAAGTGAGTGAACATGCTTTGGATTGTACCGATGATTGTTGCCATCTCAATCTTCTTAGTCAGAGTCTCTAGATTATCTTCTGCCTTGACCACAACCGTTGATAGATTGCAGAACTCATTTGGACGGAGAATAATCTCAGAGCAAGGGTTAGTACCATAGGCTACATCGGCATCTCTGCCAGCAGCCTTGGCAATGGCCTTCATTGCATCACGGTTACAGAGACCACGCTCTCCACTGTGGGAGTTATATAGGTCTGTCCATTCCTCAAGGAACTGGCCCATTGAGGGACGGCCATTGTAGACCGCAGAGTTGTTCGCTAGGGCACGGTGATTGGAAGCCTCCCACCATGCACCACTCTTGCAGGTAGCCATCTCACGGTCTGCTAGGTCGCTCAGGCTGATCATAGCAGAGCGGCGGACGCCACCTACAATGACAGACTGGGCAATCTTGCAGCAGATATCATGGCACTCCAGAGGAGTTAGTCTGCGTCCCTGAGCCTTGTAGAAAGTCTGGACTACAAACCGAAACACTTCCTCTAATGGAGCGGGGCCACTTGCGCGGCCACCAAAAGTCTTGAGTCTTTCTCCAGCCTTCCGAATTAGGCTCGTATCCCACTTGGGGTGAACCCCATTGTATAGTTGGGTAATCAAGTGCGCTAAGGAATCGCACCATCCTTCACGGGAATCCGGTACACTAAGAACATTGTCGAACATTTTATTGATTTTATCTGGAACAACGGGCAGCTTATCGGTGCAACGCCGTTCAACAGAATAACCAACGCCTGTTCCGCACATCAAAATATACATCAGATTGGAGAAAGATCTCAGGTTGTCGATCTCTAGATAAGAGCAATTGTATAGGGCAGTATGATCCCGGTCCAATGCTGGACCTGCAGTCATTAGTCCTCTCATTGAAGGGAGGACTTCTAGGTTTAGAATAGCATCACGGATATCTGGCCGTCCTAGAAGGACAGGAGCCTTAGCACTGAAGTAATTCCACCAACGATCCACGGTTTCATCCCAAGTTTCACGGCGAGCCTCAGTATCCATCCATCGGCTATAGCGAGATACAGCAATAAATTGTTGAAAGCTATCCATAGGTTAAACTCCAGTTGAACCAAAGCCACCTGAGCCACGGGAAGTATCTCCTAGGTTCTCAGCAACTACAAAGGGGAACTGGGTAACTGGAATGAAAACAATCTGAGCAATTCTATCGCCATGCTTGAGTACCACAGGATCTGTGGATCTATTGACCAAGGGTACCATGATCTCTCCACGGTAGTCACTGTCGATGACACCTACGGAATTAGCGAGGGTGATACCTCGGCTTGCCAGACCAGACCGTGGGAATAATAATCCCACGAAGCCCTCTGGAATAGCGAGACTAATCCCAGTGGATACGACTAGTGTCTGATTAGGAAGCAATACACATTCCTTACTAGCCTTTAGGTCAGCGCCAGCAGATCCCTTGGTCTTATACTCAGGAGAACATAGGGTATCATGGAGATTCATAGGAATTGCCGGAGGAATATGCGTGTATGAATCTGCAACAAACTTATCAGTAGATCCATAGGTTGTAGTCTGGGTGTCGTAAAGGTTAATTTCCATTATAATTCTTTCGGTCTAAAGTAATACCTAGGGGATTCCATAGAACCCCTTAGATTAGTAATTGTTTTAGTTAAGTACCTTAGTTTACTATAGTATACTTTGGTAATCTTATCTATAGCTACATATATTCGGCAGGGAGAACAAGACTGGTTGTTTTGTCTCCTTGTTAAATTCACCATCTCGCAGGATTCTGACGCATCTTGCCATGATCATGCAGTCATCTAGGGTGTATCTGCTACCATCCTGCTTCTTGGACTGGTCATAAGCGGCCAGTACAGCAGCCGACCAGTTCCTAGGGTGGACATACTTGAGCCACTTCTCTGCCTTGGCAGGGCCAAACCGCCAGATACCCGGAATATTATCCGTAGTATCCCCGGTCAGCCACTGCTTGTGAAAGTTAAGGTCAGCCGTGTACTCATCAATCTCCACAGCATCAGCCTCCTTGTCAGGGTTCCAATGCCACCCCGGTACAGATCGGAGATCCTTGTCGATGGTGACAGCAATAGACTTACCTGAGGAAGCCCCCATCCCCATGAGATCATCGGCCTCTAGGGTGGGTACCTCAATAATATTAAAGCTTCTAATTAACTCCGTAGCATACTGGAGTGAATCAGGAGTTTGCTTCTTAACATCCCGGTGGGCTTTATAAGGTTCCCAGAAGCTTCTCCTGTAGTTATCCTTTCGGCTACAAGAGAGAGCAATGTAAACCTTAGTTACCCCAGCAGGGGTCCATGCCCCTACATCGTGGGTAATGCGTTCCTCAAGGGCATCAATGCCTTCTTGATCTGCCCAAAAGGCAGCTCGGTAGCACAAGATATCCCCATCAAGAATCGCTTGGCTTGGTCTTTCGCTTGGCTTTGGTTCCATTGTTCTCCTCGTTAGGGGTGTTAAGCATATCCATAATTTCCTTAATAACTTCTTCGGCATCTGGATCACGGTCTTCCCGTGATGACATGCATAATTCACATCCACATAGATCGTCTACCAATCCTTCGGTGAGTACATGAAACCACTCTTCAAACTTTTGCTGAGTCTTTTCCTTAAAGTTTCTTTCAGTAGCGTTGTTCTTTAAGACATAGTGAAACATCTCTTTATAGTCTTTATTACCCAGTTCAATTTCATTAGCCAGTGCTTCTGATTCATGGGTACGCCACTCTGCATTGTGGTCGATCAACTCTCGCTCACCGTGGGTGAGGAAGATTGTCAATGCTCGTAGATCACGGGCAGCAGCAATCTCGTTGGTATATCGACAGTCATCAACAATGATAACCTTCTCATGCCAAGTATCTGGATCTGCCTTAAGAGCATCTTGCTCCTTGGCATATAGATCTTTTACCTTCTCTCGGAACTTCTTTACCCAGTAGTCTGGGTCTTGTTCCCGCATGGATGATCCTAGCTCTTGGCAGAATGCCCGATATTGAGCAGCATCCTTTTCCTTGGAATAGCCAAGGCTCTCAGCTTCATCCTTTAGGCCACCAGCAAAGGGGCACATAACAGGAGAGTATCCATTATTATAGGCATACTCACTGAGCCACTTGGCTAGTGTTGTCTTGCCCACTCTGGCTTTTCCACCTAACATTATCACTAGCATGTAAACTCTCCCATAGTTCTTGGGGTGTAAATAAGTCCGGGACATCTAATCCATTAGACTTAAGGAAATCACAAATAAAAGTAATGCAACTAACTGGTCTCTTCATTCCAAAGTGTCGGCCAACTGCTTGATACCAGATCATCTTAAGAGATGAAAGCTTTGGATACTTCTGGACATACCACAGATCGTTATTGGAAATATCAATAGGCCCAACTTCAAAAGAATAATAAGGCTTTACCTTAAACCGATTCAATACTTCTAGTCGCATTGTCTGAGCCTTCTTACCTGTAGCCAATACAAAAGCAAAAGGTTCATGATAATCAAACTCTAATTGAGCATGCGTATGCTTGCTCCGTGCAAGTACCCTAATGAAATACCAACGCCAACCCTGTACTGGTTTAAAATTATAGAAAACAATTTTAGTATTAGCTTTCATAGAAGATCGGCATTCCTAAGTAAGTGGCTAGTGAATGTTCTACCCTTGCTCCCTCAGAGTGTTCCCACCCATGCAGCATTACCAGTGCATCGCACACTAGGATAGCATTAAGATCCCGTTCCATACAGCTACGAAGGTGTTCCTTGGAATCCTCCGCAATCTGTGGATCAAACCCTTCATCCTCATCCATACGAGCTGGATTAAAGATCCGGCCAATCATGGGATTTGAGGACCACTTCTTCTCTGCCTTGTAGAAGGCGTCGAAGTTGTGATTCTCATACCCACGCATTGGACCAGCAATATAAATATTCATACTGTTCATATACAATCCTCAGTGGGTCTCGGCCCACGATTTGCCAACACGATACTCAGCATCAATGCGAATGTTCATCTTAAGAATCTCACCCGCAGTTGTTGCTGCCTTGGTCACTGCCTTGCCAAACTCATCGGCAATACTAGCAGGACAAGAGTATTGTAACTCGTCATGGATATAAGCAAGCTGCTTAGCACCCATAGACTTGACTGCCTTGTTAGCCTCAACCATCCAATACTTACTGACGATTGCACCAGAACCTTGGAGTAGGGTATTGAGCGCAGCATGTTCGCTACGCACAGGAACCTTACGACCATCTGGTAGGATAACTCCACCACGCTTGGCAGTCTCAAACTTAACCGCATCCTGCACCTTTGCAAGAGCGGGGATCTCCTGCTGGAATCGCTCCCGTAAGTTACGCGCAGCATTGACGCTGCAGTTACATACAAGAGCAATCTTCTTATCACCTGCACCATAGAGATAAGCATAGATGAATGACTTGGCAAGGGATCTTGACTCAAGACCCGCTGCTTTCTGGTTGTGGGTATGGATGTCTCCGGTAAGGAGAACCTTTGCATACTCACCGTTGTCATACTTGGCCATGAAGTGAGCCAGCATACGCAACTCCAGACCACTCAGGTCTGCGCCAACCAGTACATCACCATCATTGGGAACCCACAGTTCACGGGCACGGTGATCACCACTAACCTGTGCCACATTAGGCTGGCTATGGGTGCATCGACCTGTGGCTGCACCTTGTGCATTGATACCACCATGGACCTTGTTGTCCCGGCTATGAGCCGCTCTGGTATTCCAGTCCTCTACCATACCCATCAGTTTGCAAGTATCAAAATACTCTACAAGCTTCTTGGCCTCTGGGTAATTCAGGGTAGACAATACAGACTCGTCTACCTTAGGGTTACCCTTGTCGGTAAGTGGTGGTTCCCAACCATACTTCTCGGTAAGACGATCAGCAATCTGCTGTCGGCTACCGGGATTAAACACTTCAATCTTATCCTTCAGTCTCTTGCCTGTCTTCTCAGAATGTCTGATGATGATGCGATCAGGAAAAATCTGACGCATCTCATCTTCAATACCAAGCTTCTCAAGCATGAGGTTCTGATGCAGCTTCTCCCCTGCATTAATGTCATAATTAAATCCATTGCAGACTTGCTCCATTAGAACTTCGGATACACGATGCTCAAATCCTACGACCTCACGGTTGTTAGATAGAAACCTCTTCTGAGCATTGTAGATTGCTTCACCCAGTCTAGTATCTTGCTTGCAGTATGTACCCATTGTATCGTTGTAAGACTCCCATCCTTGGGTATATTCCATCTTGGGAAACTTAAGATACTTACCCCAAGACTCCAGAGAGTTATCACCTAGTGGGTGATTGTTGATGTCTGGATACATCAACTTACTGATAACAAGCGTGTCAACAATGCACTTCGGTCGCGCCATCCCATGCAGCCTACGCATCACGGGAAAATCATAACCAAAGATGTTATGTCCTACGACAACATCGAACTGCTTTAGATACTCAACTAGATCCTTCATCTGGTGTTCCAACCAAAGAATTGGTTCTTGATCGGGAACCTTAGTAGCAGCACAGAGAACGCGATCTACCTCTGTCTTTGGATTACCCTTAGAGTCTAGAACTATTTCAGCTAGTCCTGTACCTTCAATATCAAGAACGCAAATCTTCATAATTTAATTCTCCTCTGGTTGGAATATCAGTTGCCCATCCTCACCTACCGCAAACCCGATCTCCTTCAGTCTGCCTGAATTGTGATCGTAGAATAAAGTAGAGGCAATACCTGCTCTACCTGTCAGACGATTCTTAAGCACACGGACGATGGTTGTGTTAGCAATCTTCTCGTCTGTGTTCTGTCGATCTCGTTCCAAGGCAATTACCGTATTGGGTACAGATGCTAGTGCACCTGATCCTCTAAGGTCCTGAAGGGTAATTCTATCTCCCTCTTCGTATGCCTTCTCAGTCTTCTTGAGCTGAGAGATGATGTCAATGTGCACACCAGTTCTCACTGCAAGACTCCGTAATTCTTTCATAAGAGTATCAATGATGATACGCTCTGAACCACCACCCTCAATGTCTTTGTTCTCCATGCCCATCAGACCAGCCGCAGCAGCGGTGATATGGTCAAGCACGATAACATCCACCTTGAGAGACACTGCCATGAACTCCATGCGAGCAAGGAGGTTCTGCATAGCGTTGTTACCCAAGTGATCGTAGACATAGAAGTTAGTCTGGCACAGCTTGTCTCTGGCACCATTGTACTCTTCGTCAGTTAGATCATCAACGATAGACATGTTGATAGGCTTCTTACCCATCTTGACACGGAGGTCATTCATCATTCGACTAGCACGGATAGCCCGCACTGGCTTGTTAAGAATAAGGCTAATCATATCATCAAGAGTTTCCTGTGGAGATTCCTCAAGCATGATACAACCAACACTCCGACCATCTTCAAGGTGATGGTGCATCATCTCACGCAGGATAGTGGACTTACCTGAACCAGTACCAGAGCACCAGAGGGTAATCTCTCCGCTACGCTGGCCGATCAGGAACTCTGATAGACCGTCATAGGGAAAGGGATATACCCGTGTCTCTGCCATGGTATCAATGGTATCCACTACCTTGGAGATATGCAGGATCTCGTCAGGTGAGTATGCCTGTGCTTCCCAGATAGACGAAGCCAATTGCTTGGACTGTGCATTCTGTAGACACTCGTTGGCATCCTTGTATGGCATCTTGGCAATCTTGCACTTACCCGGAGGAAGCAGTTCCGCTACCTCAAGAGCAGCCTTTTGGCCCGGTTCATCCATGTCAAAGCATAGGACTACTTCGCTGTAAGAATTAACAAATTCTAGATTATCCTTGATAGCCTTGGTAGCAGACTGGGCACCATTAGGAATGGATACCACAGGCCATGTACCACCTAAGACTTGATTGACTGTCATACAATCAATCTCACCTTCAGTAATGATAAGACGCTTACCACCTGCAGACTTCCAGAGGTTCTGACCAAACAGCTCAGCACCCTTGGCAGTACCCTTCCAAGCGAACTGCTTGTTAGGACCCCGTAGATGCTGACCAATCAGTTCACCACCATGATAATAGTTTGCGATCTGTACTTCCTTACCATTGATCTTGGCTACCTGATATCCGTAAAGACGGCAAGTCTTCTCCGTAATACCACGATCTCCAAGATCAATGTAAGAACCAACGCTAACTTTAAAGTCTTTAGGTTCTTCAATCTTCTCTTCCTGCATAGTGACTCCTTTATTATTTTTGTGATATCCACACTTGAAGCAGTAGACATGATCGTCATAGACTGCCAAGTTATCCCCACTACGATCTTCACCATTCGCAGAACATTTGGGGCATTCCTTTTTATTTAAGAATGTACTCATTCCATATTAGCTCCTTCCGATTCTAGCAATACGCTCTAACAGTTGAACTGGCATTCTAAAGCGCAGTACGCACTCATCCTGAACAGATCGAATACCATTCGGATGCACAGTCTTCATGATCTGAAACCAAGGAGAGCCGTTGTCAAACTGAATATTCATATAACACCGATCATGAGAGTCTTCAAAGTTATCCCCCTCATAGATTGGCATGGTGCCAATAGGGAAGTGTAACTCAGTCCACTCACCAATAATAGAGCGCTTATCGTCAGTACAAAAATCAAAGTCACATGGTTCCATACTTAATCCTTTTGTTGGGTAATTGTTAGGGTGTTAGGTGTTAGATGGGTAAAAAGGTATGCCATAATGGCATCTAGTGTATGCCTTAGGGACCGCGGTTATCTGCCATCTTGACAGCCATAGTCACCTGATTCATAAGGTCATCTCGCTCAGCCACCAGTTTTTCATACTTTTTCTGGGAGGTAGATCCATCGGTTTCTACTCTACCAATCTTATAACTGATGGCAGCGAGGTCATAGATCTTCTCTTCTAGTTCACTTAAGGTCATTCTTCTCATCCTCAGCTAGCTTCTTAAGAGTCTCCCCATACTGTTCATGTAACCATTCAAGGGATCTCTGCATATAGGGCGGGTCCTTCTTACCAAAGATTGCTTCATAGCCAGCATCAAACTTATCTTTATCCACAGGGCGCATCATGTCACCCTTGCCAGCCTGAGTACCATCTCTCTTACGGGCCTTTAACCATGGCTTCTTCTTAGACAATTGTATTCTCCTTTATTAGATAACCCCATCCTCTGGCCTTGGCTGCAGCAGCAACTGATATCTTACCATGGATGGCATCATATGCAATCAATTCTTTACGAGCTTGATCTCTTTCCTGTGTTAATAATTCTATCTCTTGAGCAGTGCTCATCAAAGATTCCTTCTTCGTTAGAGAAAATAATTCTATCAAAGATTTGGGAACACCAAGGCATGCAGAACTTACACGGCCTAGCCATTCCTAACTTCCCGGTCTTACTAAAGCGGTAGTTTAAAAGCACAAGCTTATCCATTGGAGTCTTGATCTTCCTAAAGGCATCCAGTTCCGAATGCATATAAGGATACATATACCCCATCTCTACCGTCTTAGGGTGGGTCTTCCAATGATTGGTACCCACGGCAATCAGTTGATTCTTCCTGACAATCAAACTTACATGCTGCTTCTCACGGTTAATAGTGGAAGCCACATGTCTAGCAATGTCAATCCAGCGTTCCATTCAAAGCCTTCCAAGACATAGGGAATAACTTAGCACACTCTTCCTCAATAAGAGTAGCCACCTGACTACACTCAAGTTGAGAGTGAGGGTCAAGCCTAAGCTTACACACTCGGCTGAACCCATATAGGGAACCAGTCCAGTACCACTCGGTCATCATAGACTGAGGCAGCACAGCACGGGCTTGCTCAGGGCAGACACCTTGGGCAAGCAGCATGGAATAGGACTGCCAAGTGTAGCGCATGGATTCTTCATAGACCTCTTGAGCCTCAATGTTATCCATTATCAAGTCATGGGAAGAGCCTTGCTTCTTATTCTCAGCACGGCCTCGCCAATGGGCAGAGGGATTCCAGAAGGTTGGGTCATTATCCACATACCTTCTACTTACTTCGTTCCATGCAAAGCCCACCTGATGCTTGGCAAGTTGCCTAGCAACAAAGATAGGAGCTTTGACATGGAACTGGAGAGTGCAATGTGCAAAAGGACTCCAGTGATTATGGGTAGCAAGGTACCGTATCAGTTTATTATTCTGATCTTTGGTATACTGACTTGCTTCCTTGGCAAACGACACACGGGCTGCATTAACAACAGTGTCATCATCGCCCATATGATTCACCAAACCAACAGAGATCACTTCGTACATAACTCTCCTTTGAATAGGAAGGGAGGAAGTTAATCCTCCATCCCTTTAGATTTTAGTATTAACGGATAAGATAAAGTATCCGTCTTCACCTTTCGCTGCCCATTGCTTGGTAACATATAGAGAGATGATCTGCGAATCATCTTCCCATACTTTTTGATTCATGGTATCAAGCACGGCCTTAGCATAGTTGTCGATGTCTGCTTTAGGCCATTCCCTTTCGGTAGTCTTGGGTCTCTTAACATACAGTTCAATACTTACCATGAGAGGGCCGCTAAGAGGTAGGAGATCTGTTCCCAGAATCTTCCACACTTTAGCGGTTGCCTCTTCACGGAAAGTTTTATAGGTACCTGTATAGTAAGCACCCCACTTACCTACTCTGGGTCTGGAGGCGGCGACAGGGTTAATGTCAAACCGCCACTCAGCCATTAGAAGGGAAGGTCCTCATCCTCTGTCTCAGTAACCTGAGTAGCAGAAGATGCAACAGCGCTAGTGGTTCCGACAAAACCACCCTTCACAGTATCAAAGCCACTACCAGTGCTGCTGGTATTCTTCTCTACAATCTGGATACCATTGAGGTACAGACTGAGAGAATTATCACGAGCCACCACAGCAGGGGCAAGACGCAGACGCACCTTGTCACCACCGAATGCCACAGCATCGGTTGCTTCGGCATTGCTATCAACACAAGGAAACTTCCCTGCTTCGATATGCACACGGCTCTTAGCCTTGAAGGTCTTGAGACCATCCTTCTCATAGATGCCGTTGATCTTCTTAGCACCCGACTTCTTGAGAAGATCAGCAAGCTGCTTCTCAAGGGTAGAGTCAAGAACAACGGTGATGTTATGGTTTGCTGATGCTTCACCGAACGCATTGTCGGGCTTCATCAGGTTGCTCCACTTAACTTCCATAACACCAGTAACAAAATCCGGGAGCTTCTTAAGCTTCGTATTAGTAGTTGCCATTAGGCATTCTCCTTTGTAGTGTTCTCAGCCGCAGTCATACCAGTCGTAATGTTTGCAACCTGTGTATTAATGTCAGCAGCAATGTTGGTCAGTGCAGCGGACAGGTTGCTGAGGTAAGCGACCACACTATCTGATCGGATAGCAGGAACATTCTGGTCCTTAGTCGTTTCTGTAACAGTCTCAGTTGTCATTTAAATTCCTCCTTTCTTGATATTATAGAATCTATCTATAGCTACATTTATTGGGAACTGCCACTTTAGCAGTTAATTAAACGAGAGCTATCATTGTTTGTCAGCCAGAGCGTAGTCCACATGGGCAACCGTGCAAGGATAAGCAGAGAAATTTCTGCTCCCCACACGCACTCCATTATATCACAGGACACGGCACTATACAAGGCAGCGTTGGGAAAAAGATTGACATTTTCTCCACGCATCCAGTCCCTCAGTTCTCTAATTCTCGCATACTCCTGAGGATAAACAGTAGCTAAAAAATCATCCACATCTTGCCATGCCGGATCAATTGAATCTTTATAGAAAGCATTACCAAAACCGGGAATAAGTTTATTCCACAGCAATGCTTCCTTAATTTGTTCCTTAGTCCATTGACGATAGATTATTCGTGCTTCCATAATAGGGGCATGATGTCCTCCAAGACAGAGGATAGCCGAAGCAAGTCCATTGGTTAGCTTGCCAGTCACAGTACCTGCATTGACACAGGCAGCACTGCTAGCATTAGCATTGTCAATGGCAGTCTTAGCATGCGCCGCAATCAGGAGATCAAGTAATCTGTAGTCTACTTTATTCAGGTACGGAATATCTAATTCAATCTTCATAACTTCATTAGTTCTAAATAAGGTGCACCATCTACAACAACACCGCAACTAATCACTGGCTTGCGAATATGATCTTCACCGTACTTCATGGCAAGACTCTTGCGGTCTACACCACAGCCCACATTCATTCCGAAGAGTGCACTGAGAGGGGAAACCTGCCAGTTGATACCAGCGCAAGAGTGATGGTGACCTGCAACCACGGAGATACCCATGGCCTTAGCAGTGTTGAATGCAGGGAACATACCAGTCCCACCCATCCCATGATAGTAGAACACATTATCATACACACAACTCTTAACCCAGTTCCAAGTAGGCGTATTGTATATCTCCTCGTAGTTCTTAAGGTAGAAGTCAGGGATGCCAGCATCGCCAGCAATCCTACGCACACGCTCATCGTGGTTACCCACGGTGATAGTCATGGTCTTGAATGCAGACTTCCATTCCTTGATCTGCTCCACGGCTTGCTTATATTCAGCAACGGCACCGGGATGATCAGGATGCTTAGCATGAAAAGAAATACAATGATGATCAATTACATCACCAATATGAACAACCGTATCACACTTGTATTCCTTCTTGACATCCTTTACAAACTGAAGGTAGCCATCTAGTACTGCGGGGAAGTGTGTATCCCCGATAACTAAAACTCTACTCACTTGCCATCCTCCTTGAAGCAGTCCCAGCCTCGCTTGTCTGCGTAATACTGTTCGGATGAGGTCTTGTCCCAATGGTGTTCCCATTGGCAGACTTCCCGCCTCGCCTCATCGCGCTCGGCGGTGATGGTTGCGTTCTCCTGCCGCAGTCGCTTGTTTTCCTGCCATGCCTTTTCGAGCATCGAAACTGCCTCGGTCGGAGTCATCTCTACGATCACTTCTCCTTCGCACCCCATCAACGTAACGGGGCAGGAAGCATCAATCGTCTTTGGTTTCTTC